AAATGTTGTCAGAAAAAGGTTATAATATTATAGATGAAGATTCAGATTATAAATATTTAGTTCGCATGCCTATGGATTCTGTAACTACAGAAAATGTTGAAAAATTATTAAAAGATAAAAACAATAAAGAATCTGAACTTGAAATTGTAAAATCCACAACAATTCAACAAATGTGGATAACTGAATTAGATTTATTGAAAGAACAATATTTAGAATACAAAGAAGAACGTAATAGATTAATGAATGGATTGGAAGTTAAAAAGAAAGCTGTTGTTAAAAAGACCGGAGTAAAAAAGAATTTGGTTATTGTTTAAAATAAATACTTTGTATATTTAACTTTTAGAAAATAAACAAAGAATATCTAATAATTTTAATAAATAATTGTACTACACTATTATAAATATTTTTTTATTTTGCAACATATGCATTTGTTTCTACTTGTAATATTGATGTTGAAGTATAATATACGTTCAAATTTGCGGTAGAAGATGTACAAACTATTTCATAATTATCATCTTCTGATAATACTGAAAAAGTTTGACCATAATCTGTTGATAAATATAATGTACTATTTGTACTACATTTTAAAATTTGATATTGTCCTGTGGATGATACACTGCAAGAAGTATAATTATTTTTATCATTTATAAAAAACCATGTATTTCCATAATCAGATGAAGTTGCATACCCGTAAAAACTTGTTCCAGCTAAAAGATATTTACCATTAGAAGAACACGATATAGTGTTCCAATTTTTTGGACTAGTAAAAGGTATCTCTCGCCAATCTTTTCCATAATTATTTGATGCATATATACTTCCACCTGAAAATTTAGGTCCAGAATATTCACATGCAAATTGATATTTTCCTGATGAAGATATAACCATATCAAATAATCCCGTTAAACCTGACAAACTTTTATTCCATGTATTACCATAATCTGATGATGCATATATATTAGATCCATCTGAATATAATTGAAATTGTCCGCTTGATGATATTGAGACAATTGAAGCAACAAAATCTATTAATGCAACATCTTTCCATGTATTTCCAAAATCTGATGAAACAACTATTTTTTCGTAACTACCTGCAATTTGATACTGACCTGTAAGTGATAAACTGATAGAACTCCATAAATTTATAGTTGAGGTATTGTTCCAAGTTTTACCATAATCACTTGATCTTATTATATTTCCATTAATAATTGTGGATGATTGATATTGACCACTTGAAGACATACTTACATCATTTATTGCTTTTAAAGAAGGCGAATTATTATTATCACTCCATGTAACACCATAGTCTGTTGAATTTTGTAATTTAAAATTTCTAGGTGCTATTGTTAAATTTTCACCATTTGCAGAAATTGCAACACCTGCTAATCTTGCATTAAATGTTCCTTTTGACCAAGTTACACCAAAATCATTTGAAGCATAAATATATGGTGTATTTTGCGATACATATATTTGATATTTACCATCTTGAGATATTGCACCTACAATCCATCTTGATGATTCAACTTCAATAGGCATCCATGTTACTCCATAATCACTTGAAGTAAATATACCATTTTCAAAACCATAATCTCCTGCTATTTGATATTTACCATCATATGACATTGCATTGCTACATATATTGATACCCAAAGGTATTAAATTCCATGTTAAACCATAATCATTTGATGTTACCATACTACTATCATAGGTTACTCCAGTACTTGTAGAATTAGCAGTTATTGTTAATGTTTGATATTTACCATCTTCAGATATTGCTACCCAATAATAAAAACCTGGATGATCTGGAAAAGTTGGAGTTACATCAGACCATGTAACACCAAAATCATCGGATCTCCATACTTTTCCTCCTGCATCACTTTCAAAAAAAGTAACAAATGTCATATATTTTCCATCACCTGAAACACCACAACGTGTTTCACTAGTATTAACAATATTTACTTTTGACCAAGTAACACCAAAATCATTTGATATATAAACAAAATTATTAGGATATGAAGTAACCATTCTGTATTTGCCATCGTATGACATGCTGCATGATAAAAAACCTGAATCGTCTATTGTAGTTACTTTTACCCAAGTAACACCATAATCAGTTGAATTGTAAACATCTGCATTAATTTGTATTGCCATTTGATATTGACTACTAGATGACATACAACAACTATACCATCTACCAGATGGTTCTAATTTATATGTTTCATTTACAATGTTATTAGTAAAATCCAAACGTGTATTAGATAAAGAAAATTCAATACCAGGACTTTCATCTAAAGGTGTAATTAAAGCATTTTTAGCAGCAGTTAATGCTGCTAAATTAGCAGCTGCTAATGCTTCTGTTTCTGTTGAACCACTACCAGAACCTGTACCAGAAGAGGTAGCAGAATAAGTAGCACTAAAAGTGGCTGATGCATTTGCTGTGAACATTATAACTTAAATAGATATATTATTTTTTAACAAAAAAATAATGTAATAGACATTTTTCCTAAATTACTTATAATACTCCATGTTAATCCATAATCTTATTTATTTTTATTCTATTGTTTTATTATAAAACACTCTATAATCGCATTGTTTGCTAAAAATACTAGACGATCACTGCTTGATGATAATCCGTATATAATAACATTTTTTATTTTAGATAATACTTTAAAATTTTCTCCATAATCTGATGATACATAAGTAGCATTATATTTTAATGGTGATAATTTTGTATAAACTTGATATTTTGCATCAAGTGAAAATCTAAAATTATAATGGGTGTCTGTTGTAGTTGGATATATCCAGTTTACTCCATAATTGTTAGATCTTATATAACCTGTATTATATGATCCTGCATATATATATTTTCCATCTGATGAACATTCTATAGAAGACCATGAGCGTTGACCTGCACTATCAATTTTTTTCCAATTTTCACCATAATCGTTAGAAATATATATAGAACCAGCACCATCAAAATTTGTACCTAAAACATCATTTGTAAATTGTATTTTTCCGTCTGAACTCATTTTAGGAGGATTATAAAAAAGAGCTATATCAACATTTTTGTTTGCTTTTTTCCATGTTTCACCATAATCAGATGATATATATATATCACCTGGGTATTCTGTATAAGTTTGATATTGACCATTTCCAGATATTTTCACATTTCCAGATCCAACATTTGCACGAGGTATTTTCTTCCATGAATTACCAAAATTATTTGATATATGTATATCATTTGTTGTTAAAGCAGTCTGATATTGTCCATTTTCAGATATGCTAATAGATCTCCATTCATCATTATCAAGTATTTCACTCCATGACTCACCATAGTCTTTTGATATTAAAATTTTTCCGTTAAAAATTGTAGCGGTTTGATAACTACAATCCAATGAACTACTTATATTTGTAAATGCTTTATAACCAATTGTATTATTATTATTATTCCAAGTTTCTCCATAATCAGTTGAACTATATATTTTTAAAAGTGGAGGAGTTATAACTAAATTTTTTCCATTTGCAGACATTCCAACTCCATAAATAGATGAATTTGACACAAATTTACTTCGAATCCAAGTTTCTCCGTAATCACTTGAACGATATATTACATATGGTTTTTGTGAAACATATATTTGATATTTTCCATCAGAAGACAATGCACCTGCTATCCAAAGATCATTTTTTTCTGTTTGAATAAAGTCCCATGTTTTACCATAATCTTTTGATTTATAAATACCAGCAGAATCACTACCATAATCTCCTGCTATTTGATATTTTCCATCATATGACATAGCATTTGTACAAATATTTTTTCCTAAATTACTTATAATACTCCATGTTAATCCATAATCATTTGATGTAACAATACTACTTGGAAAACTTATATCTCCTCTAGAACTTGATGTTATTGTTAATGTTTGATATTTACCATCTTGAGAAATGGCTACATTGTAATAATATCCTGGAACATTAAAGTTTTGTGTTACATTATTCCAAGTATTACCATAATCATTTGAAGTCCACACTTTACCTCCATCATCATCATAATTTGGATTGTCATTGAATGTTGTAAATGTTATGTATTGTCCAGTCCCTGAAATACCAACATTTACTTCACTATCATTTTTAATATTTATTTTTTCCCATGTTATACCATAATCTCTTGATATATAAACGTTATTATTAACCAATGATGAAATAATTCTATATTTACCATCATATGACATTCCTGTTGACCAAAAACCATAATTTTCATTTTGTATTGTTACTGGTGTCCATGTTGATCCATTGTCAGATGAATTGAATATTTGTTCAGTTGATTTATAATATTGTACTGCCATTTGATATTTACTATCTGATGACATACAACATGTAGCCCAACGGCCTCCTGGATTGTTTATTTTATACGTAATTTTTGTTGTTAAATTATTAAAATCTATGTCTAATTGATCTTTTAAATTTTTGTTATTATATTTTTTATTATATATCATTAAATCTGTGTTCATATAATCTTTTACATTTTGTATACTTGTATGTGAAAAATTTGTTTCTAATTCGCTAAATGAAAAAACACCTTTAAGAACCATATTATAACATATCATAATATTTTTATTAATAAAAATAAAATTATTATTACTATAATTTATTATATTTTCATTTTTTATAATTTACTTGTAAATAAATATTACTAATATTATAATAATATGAGTTATTAGAAATTATTTAATCTTTTATGTTATTATTCAACACTTCGTTTATAAAAGATTCATTATATTTCTCTCTACAATCAATAAATGAAAAAATATTTTGTAAATTTTCTTTGTCAAACATTTTTTCAAATGTTGTAAAATAACACCAATCTTTATTTTGAAGATAAAAATGATAAAATTGTGCATTCATTTTTTCCAAATAGTGTATAGCATTTTTGTCATTTTTATGCCAATTACTTTGACTTTGTGCTTTTATATTCTCTCTTATTTGAAGAATAACTTTTGTTTCTGGAAACAATTGTTTAAAATATTTTAATAAATTTAAATTATTATTATCATAACGTATTTCTTTAAATCCCCAAATATTAGTATTTGAATCCTTTTTAAACATAGAAACAATTGTATCGCGTATTTTTGATTCCATTTCCACCATTTGATAAGAATTATACCATGATGGTTTTATATTTTTACTTATAATATCTTTATAAGATGCAGGTTTATAATGTCCTGGTATATAATTTATTGAGCTTATATGTAATCTTTCATAAAATTGAAGAAGACTATTTATTGCACCATAATTTTCTCCACAAATATTACTATTTGGAATTGTATTTAAAATTCGCTGCATTGTGGTAGAACCAGAACGTCCTGTTGCGCATATTAAAACTATTTTATCACTTGACATAATATTTTATTATTAAAAATATTATATAATTGTACGATTTTGTTTTTTATTTACTAAGTTTTAAATATAAAGATTTTATTTTTTTCTGATAATAATCTTGATAAAACATAAATGTAATAGAAAAAGTGAATGCAGTTGATAATTCTTTTACCCTTAAATGATTAAATCCTTGAATTCCATCAAATGGTGAAGGAATCATAGAAACTATATTCCTTACTATGTATATTGTAACACCAATTACCCATGAATATAAAATAATTTCTAATATAATTTTCCAAATTGGTTTTTTATCTTCTTCTTCTTCATCAAATTTACCTAAATAGTTATCAAATATTTTTGCAAGTATTATACCTAATATTAAATATAATGCAGTAATATATCCAATATCAAATATTTTTATAATTCTAAATATTATTTCTTTTTTAAAATTCATATATTATATAATTATACTTTTTTCCATCTTTAAAAGGTTGATTAGAACCAAGATTTGAATTCTAATTGACGATCATTCTTACTACTCATAATAGGGTGAGCAATTGGAACAACTAATGTACTGACATCATTTACATACTTCATATATCCTTGAGCTTCACTATATACTTGTTGAACACAATAATCTAAAACCATTTTGTTTAGCTCGTGTACTTGTTGTAAAATATTATTAGGTTTATTTGCTGAATATTGAAGAAAAATACTTCTCATTATTACTTTAAGTGTATCACAATCTTGAGGTCCTATTTTGTATTGACCATTAGATAAGTGATACACACCCGATCTTATTCCATTTTGTAATACTTGAATATTTTCTTGAGAAAAAAATGCATCTGACAAACTATTACTTGTCCATAATCCTTCGGTGGGATTTCTAAATGTTACACACTGATTCGCTGGAATTTTATCATATAATTCAAATAATGCAGAAGTATTAGGTGTTTTTATATCTACTCGTCCATTGTTTATTTTATTCATTTATATTACTTTAATAGAAAAAATTATATTTTTATATTTATATGGACGGATTTAAAAAAATAGTTCTTTTTTCTGCTATTATAATATTAATTATTTCTTTAGTGTTTATTGGAGTTGCTTTATCTTATGCTAAAGATCAAACATGGCCACCTATGGTTCCTAGTTGTCCTGATTATTTTGCAATTGATGGTTCAGGTAATGATGCTAAATGTGTAGATATAAAGGATTTAACAATAAATTCTAATCCTCAATTTTGTCGCCCTCCACCAGGAAGTAAAGATGAACATTATACAATTAATTTTAATACTCCTCAATATACTGGATCCAATGGAACATGTAATAAATATAAATGGGCTACCACATGTGGTGTTGCATGGGATGGTATTACTTATGGTGTACAAAATCCTTGTGATATAAAAGCATAGTTTAACGTATTAGATTATACATATTATTAAAATGTTATAAATATATATAAACATTATATTTATAATGAATAATGATTTATTTAAAAATATAAAAAAATTACCAGATGTTTTAGTTTTACAAATATATAATTTTATTCCAAGAATAGAATTAGCATTTACAAATAAAGAAAACTATAATTTATATCATATATATTTGAAAAAATACATAACAAATTATGAAAATTATATACGAGACACTATTCGTCGTGATAACCAATTTGTGATTAGAAAAATTATTGAAGAAAATTTTAAAATATGGATAAAAATATATGATTATATGTACAAAAATATGATTTTTAAAAATTATGTATATTTTGTAATACATTATTGCATTGAAAATAATTCTAACAGATGTAAAGAAGTTATTATGGATTTTTTGAAACAACAACGTTTCGGTAAAAATCTACATAAAAAGAATATTATAAAATATATAAGATGGAAGAATTAAATATGAATCAAATATTAAATAGAGAAGAAAAAGCAACCTCTATTAAAAATATTCTTCGTGAATTTGAAATAAATAAAAATAATGTTCTTTTTAAAAAAGGTATTTATGTTTATGGTGATCCTGGTACTGGTAAAACTACTTTTGTTATTAATATTCTAAAAGAATTAAATTATGATATTATTAAATATGACGCTGGTGATATTAGAAATACTGCAGTAATAGAAGACATTACTAAACATAATATGTCTGACAAAAATATTATGAGTTTATTAAATAAAAAAGTACGCAAAATTGCAATCATTATGGATGAAATTGATGGTATGAATAATGGTGACAAAGGTGGTATTAATACATTAATTAAACTTATTCGCCCGAAAAAAACTAAAAAACAAAAACAAGAAGAAGTTACTATGAATCCTATTATTTGTATTGGTAATTACAAAGTAGATAAAAAAATTAAAGAACTTATGAAAGTATGCAACACTATTGAATTAACTACACCTACTAATTTTGAAATAACTCCTATTGTTAATTCTTTATTACCTAATACTGATTTTTTTTTAAAACAAAAAATTATTACATTTGTTCAAGGGGATTTAAGAAAATTAAATACTATTTTTTTGTTATATAGAAATAAACCTGAGTTATTTACTATAGAGACTATTGAAAATATTATGCAAATTAAATCCTACAATGACGATACAAAAAAAATTACAAGCAAATTAATTAATAATTATTATGATTTGAATCAACATCATATATTAATGAATGAAACCGATAGAACTAGCATTGGACTTTTATGGCATGAAAATATAATTGATGTTATTGAAAAAGTTGAAAAGAAAAAATCTATCCCTTTTTATATTCAACAATTAGAAAATATTTGTTTTGCTGACTACATTGATAGAATCACATTTCAAAAACAAATATGGCAATTTAATGAAATGAGTTCTTTAATAAAAACATTCAAAAATAATAAAGAATATCATGAAAAATTTAAACAAAAACAATATTTACAAGAAATACGTTTTACCAAAGTTTTAACAAAATATTCTACGGAATATAACAATTCATTATTTATTCAAAAATTATGTCAAAAGCTCGGGATGGATAAAAAAGATTTATTCGGATTTTTTATGGAAATAAAAAATAAAAATGAAGATTCGCAAATTATGAATTTGTTAGAAAATTATGAAATTAATAAATTAGATATTAATCGCATTTATAGGTATATTGAAAAATATATAAAAGAAAATGCAACCGGGACAATTGATACTGAAATTGAATATGAAGAAGAAGAATTTGGAGAAGATTTTTAAAAATTTTATAAACATTTTGTAAAATTTTTATATATTGATAAATTATGTCTAGTAAATTTGAAAATGGGTTATTTATTTTTAGAAGAGACCTTAGAATTATAGATAACAATGGGTTGAATGCATTAAATTCTGTATGTAAAAATATTTTCACTATTTTTATTTTTACACCTGAACAAGTTTCTAATTCTAATAAATATAAATCTGATAATTCTGTACAATTTATGATTGAAAGTCTTGAAGATTTATCTTCTGTTATTACTAAAAATGGTGGTAAATTATACACTTTTTATGGTAATAATGAAAATATGATTGCTGAATGCATTCGTGTTTTTAATATTGATATTGTTTGTTTTAATATTGATTATACTCCTTATGCTATTCAACGTGATAAAGATATTATTAAATTATGTGAAAAAATGAAAACATATGTTATGTATGAACATGATTATTATTTACATGAACCAGGAACTATTTTAAATGGTACAAATGAACCTTATAAAAAATTTACTCCTTATTATAATTCTGCTCTTAAAAAAAAAGTAGAATCTCCACTTCGTTTTAAAAATATTAATTTTTCTAAAAAACAAACATCTATTACTAATTCTATTTCACTCAAACAAGCCATATTGAAATTCACAAAAGAAAATCCAAACATATTAATTCATGGTGGAAGACAAAACGCTATTAAACAACTTTCTACTGCATTAAGAACACAAAAACATTATTCTACTACACATAACGAATTATGGAAACCCACGAGTGAATTAAGTGCCTATATTAAATTTGGTTGTTTAAGCATAAGAGAAATATATAATGTTTTCAAAAAAAATCATGATTTTGTTAGACAACTTATATGGCGAGATTTTTATGCAAATATATTATTTTCATTTCCTTATGTTTTAGGACATAGTATGAAAACTAATTATAGTAAAATAAAATGGCATCATAACTCATCATGGTTTGAGGCATGGTGTAATGGTAATACAGGATTTCCTATTGTTGATGCTGGTATGCGTCAATTAAATACTACCGGTTACATGCATAATAGAGCTCGTTTGATTGTTTCTTCTTTTCTTGTTAAAACTTTATTAATAGATTGGAGAGAAGGTGAAAAATATTTTGCTAAAAAATTGGTAGACTATGATCCTGCAAGTAATAATGGAAATTGGCAATGGGTCGCATCTACTGGCGCAGATAGTCAGCCTTTTTTTAGAATATTTAATCCTACTGAACAAGGTAAAAATTTTGATCCAGATTGTTTATACATTAAGAAATGGATTCCTCAACTTGATCAAGCAGAACCTAGTATTATTCATAATTGGGAAACAGAATGGAGAGAAAACAAACAATTTAAATATCCAAAACCTATTTGTGATTATAAAATACAAAAAGAAAAAGCTTTAAAAATGTATAAAAATGTTTTTATACCTTTGGACATTTAAAATGCCCAAATAAAATTGAAATTATTTTTTAAATTTTAAATACGTTAAAACAAAAATAAGATGTTTAGACAAGATTTCAATAAAATATATTATATGATTAATCCAAGTGAAAGAATTGAAATAATAAAAAAAATTATTGATGGTGAAATGGTTTCAGAAACTTTTACTGGTAAAAAAGAGAATTGGTGGATAGATAAACACAATCCAAATAACGAAATACCTAAAAATATTTATTTATTGGGAAAAGGAACAATTCAAGAACTTCACATTGAATATACAAAAAAATATGGTAATATAGAATGGAGTGATTTTATAAATTACACTAGAGAACTTATAAAACAAAAAATTATGGTATAATCAGCATTTTAAATGTCCAAATATGTAATTGAATAATAAGATAATTTACAATTTATAAAAATTACTACTAATAATATAAAATAATACTATCCCTATTATTTCAATAAAAATATGATATGGAAAATCTGGATAAATATACATCATTTTTTCACAATTGTATTTTTCATTCAAAAATAAAAGTATAATAATACTTATTAAAAATACTATTTTATATAAACTTTTCTGAATTAATTTAGGTAATAATGGTAAATAATACATCAATAATGAAATCATAATAATAGCTTGACTAAATATATAAAAAATTATTGATAAATAAAATAATGAATATATATCAAAACAAACTAATATAAATAAATATAATATAAACTCGTTACTTGGCACTTTATTTGTATAAGAATAAAATACATAAAAAAATGCAATATTTATAAAATATGTAATAATATGTGTTATATTTGTTTGTATTGATCCTTGAATATGTATCATATGAGAAAATACATGAAATAATTCAAAACACAATATAGAAAACAATAATATAAATGTATATATTTTTTTAGTTTTCAACAAAAAATAAAATATAATTAAGCAATTTATTATATTAAATAATGATGAATATGGTTGAGCTATTCCATTTTTATTTGTTTTTTCACAAGTATTAAATGGAAATGTATATTCATTCATATATTATAAAAACATTTTATATAAAAAAAATATAATAATTTATTATATAACATGCAAATTTTTATTAAAACTTTAACAGGAAAAACTATTACTATGGAAGTAGATACTAATGATACCATTCAAAATGTTAAGACAAAAATTCAGGATAAAGAAGGTATCCCTCCTGATCAACAACGACTTATTTTTGCTGGTAAACAATTAGAAGACGGCAGAACTTTATCTGATTATAATATACAGAAAGAAAGTACACTCCATTTGGTTTTACGACTTCGTGGTGGTATTTAGTCATTCAATAATTCATTTAATAATTTTATACAATCATTGAATATAAGTAATAATTCATTTTTATATTCATATTGCAAATTATATATATAATTTAATTGGTATTCATTTAATGGTCTACAATTTCTAATATCATCTTTTATTATATCAAAATAGCTTATATTAAGTATTTGATTTTTTTGGTTTTTATAATAATCAGGAATTATATTATTACAATTAGATAATCCATTTTTCTCTGGTGGCGTCCATTCAAATTGTTCATCGTATATTTGTGGAGGAATTTCTAATATTTCTGATAATCTTTTATTTACTGGGGTTGTAAATTCATAATTTTCTTCTTTCTCTTCCATATCCATTTCTATTATATAAATATATACTATTTTATTACAATAATTAAATTTTTTTTGATCTCTTGCAAAATTCACGTTTGGCTTCCCATTGATTAATAATATTTTGAGGTAATTCTATACTCAAATGTCTCATACAATGATCTGGTGAAATATAAAACAATGTGGTTGATCCATTTTTACTTTTTATTTTTTCTGACGTCATTTTTATTTTAAAATATAAATCTTCATCTAAAGAACCTACTAATTCCTTGTAATATTCACCAGTCTCTGCATCTCTTATATGTGATCCAATAAATCCAGAAGTATAAACATCCATTTTTACACGTTTTAAAGATCCATCTGTACGTTCAATATATCCATTTATTTTTGCATGACCTTTGTCTAAATGTTTTGTTTCATTCAAAATATCTTTATTATTTAATAATAAATTATCTTCCATATCGTTAGGAATAGAATCATAATAATCCATTTTTACTATATTATATTATTAATAAATGTATTAGCTTTAAGTATATTTTTATTATTAATAATAGATCATTCATGCTTATTCTGTTTCTGGTTTCTGTTTTTTCTTTTCTTGTATTTTATTTTCAACCAGTTTTTTGATTGTGTTCTCTAAATATTTTATTTTTTCATTTAATTCATTATTTTCTAAATACAATTGTTGTATTATTTGACTTTGTTCATTCAATTTTTGTTGTAAAAATTGTGGATTCATATTATTTTGATATTCGAGTTTGTCTCTTTGTTCTTTCATTAGCTTTTCCCTCTTTTCACGGATAATTTGTAATTCTTTTGTAACATCTGGTTTATATTTTATATCTCCAGGTTCATAAGATTCTAATAATTTATCAATATCTACCATGAAAAAATCCAATATTTCTTTATCTTTTATCAAATCACTTGGTTTCAATTGGATTTCATTAACGTATGGATTTGGAAGTTGATTTAATAAATCTTTTTTGTCAAATGAATTATGCATATGTGAAAATACTATAATAGATTTATTTGAATCTAATTGAGCAAATGGTATTGTATATTCTTTTAAAAAAAATTTCTCCTCTGCAACTGCAGCTTCTTCATTAAATTTAGTTTTTAACAATAATTCTCTTCTAAACGCAAATGTTGCTGCAGTTGCATGATTTGGACCATAAGGACCGAATTGATACATTTTATTTATATGTTTGAAATAAATTAACATTGCACTTGAACCTACACATAATGCTTTAGGATTTTTTTTTAAGGTTTCAACTGCATGGCTTACTCTTTCTGGAGGATAATAATCGTCATCGTCCATATATACTATAATTTCTCCTGACGCTTTTTCATTTGACAAATTACGTTTTTTTCCTAATGTTAATTTTTCATCAAACTTAAAATATTTAACCTGTGGTATATGAGTTACTAGATCTTCTATTTTATCTGTCCCATCATCTATTATTATCCATTCTATCTTATCTTTTGGATAATCTTGATGTTCAAAACATTTTATCATCATTGGAACAAAAGGACGACGATTAAAAGTAGGTGTACATATAGTTACAAATGGAAATTTTGATAATTTATTTTTATTTTTTCCCATTTTTTATTTATTATTATTTATTTAAGTATTTATTATTACAATAAAAATTCAGCATATTTTTTATTAAATTTTTTTAATTCTCTTACTAAATTATCACTGCTTATTTCTAATATTTTTCTATTTTTACCACCTGTTGTAGGTCTTGTAGATGTTGTAGGTGTTGTAGGTGTTGTAGGTGTTGTAGGTGTTGTAGGTGTTGTAGATGTTGTAGGTATTGTAGGTGTTGTAGATGTTGTAGATGTTGTAGGTGTTGTAGATGTTGTAGGTGTTGTAGGTGTTGTAGGTGTTGATGACACATCATTTAATTTAGAACTGGCTGCACTTGATATACTACCTAATTTAGAACTGGCTGCAGTTGACATAGTACCTAATTTAGAAGTGGCTGCACTTTTAACATCACTTAATTTAGAACTGGCTGCAGTTGACATACTACCTAATTTAGAACTGGCTGCACTTTTCATATTACTTAATTTAGTACTGGCTGCTGTTGACGCACTACTTAATTTAGAACTGGCTGCACTTTTCATATTACTTAATTTAGAACTGGTTGCACTTTTCATATTACTGAATGCACTTTTCATACTACCTAATTTAGAAGTGTCTGCACTGCTTGATACTGGTGAAATTATATTATTAGATGTTGTTCCTGGTGTAGTTCCTGATGTAGTTCCTGGTGTAGTTCCTGATGTAGTTCCTGGTGTAGTTCCTGGTGTAGTTCCTGGTGTAGTTCCTGGTGTAGTTCCTGGTGTAGTACCTGATGTAGTTCCTGATGTAGTTCCTGATGTAGTTCCTGATGTAGTTCCTGGTGTAGTTCCTGAACCAGTTGTAGGTAAGTCATTTTCTTCTGGTGGAGGTTCACAAGGTACTTTATATGCCTGTTTGTTATTTATTTCAATATCTACTCTTTCATCCAAATCTGATTTTACAGGCACAAACATTTCAATTATCTTGAAATAATAAATACAAAATAATGTTATTACTGCAAAACCAGCTGATGTAGCTCCTAGATTAGTATAAGCACTTGATATAACGGAGTAACTAAACATGGTCATAATAATTAATTTATTATATTTGAAAAAATAAATAAACAAATCAGAAACTGAAATTGATTTACCATCAAGTTTACTTTCATACATTAAACATGCTATTATACAAAATATAGAAAATACAGCTCCAAACATCGTAATTAGTTGTAACATAAATCCATAAAACAATATATTAATAAATATTATCATAAGAATTATTCCCATTAAATAAGATCCCCATTCGGATGTACCTTCGATTGGTTTTTTATTTTCGTCTAATTTATCACTCCAACGTACGTTTACCCATTTTGGTTTTCCTAATGGAATAATTTCACCTGTTTCTTTATTTACTTCCACATTTATATTTTTCTTCAAAAACCATGTTAAATTACTTAACCAATAATAACATAAAAATATTACATTCATCAATGAACCTAATATAAAAACAAACAAACCTAAATAAGGTCCAATTATTACCAATAAAAATTCAGGTATTTGATTTAAAAATGAAAGCATCGTGTTGTAAAAATTAAAATTTTTGACAAATAAAGATTGTAGTATATTTACAAAAAAATTGCCTAAAAATGAAGATTTTGGCATTTCTTTGTATTCGTTAAAATACTTCAATGTAGAATCTATAAATGAATTATTTGAATTTGGAAATTCCAAAATCATTGCTTTTCTCGGTTTTCTAAAAAATAAATTTGTAAATATAAATGTTTTAATTTTTTCAGGTTCATGTCCATCTTTTTCATCAGTATAAGGATAACAATTAACATCTGTAGGTAATACGTTAGATTGTGCTATTTTACATAAATAGATTATCAATAATCCAATAATGCAATATATTAATAGTCTTAATCCAGATGTTAAGGTATCTATAATGAAATTTTTCATTTTATCAAAATATTCTTCTCTTGCTGTTTTTGGTTCTTTTTTTGCTTCATCTAATTCTGCAGTTGGACTATTATTCGTTGACATTACTTATATTAAAAAGATATAAAATATTTGATATTTTATATCTATTTATATTATATGAGTTTAATTCAAAAGAAATATAATAATATATTTTTAGCAGTTCTTTGTATCATTTTATTAGTTTTCATTTTTTATTGGATCCACTTTTTAACCATTAATAAATATATTGTAGAATGTTTTACTAATAATTATAATAGTGCTACCAGTCATTCTGTAGATCTACCATTAACTACTAAATATAGTTGTAAAAATTTCTGTGGTCCCACATCAAGATGTTCTATTACAGGACAACAATGTACTGCTGATATTGATTGTCCTGGTTGTCAACCCTATTCTCCTCCTCTATCAAAATCGAATGAATCTGTTCCAGGTGATAATGATGCAGGTAAATTAACTCCAGGTGTTACTCCACAATATTCAGGATTAACAACTGGTTATGGTACAAGAGAAAAAATTATTACAAACAATATGCTTTCTAAACCCATTATTCCTAATTTTGGTGGTAATACATGGATAAGAGAATTTGAAGATGATAAAAAACTTTTTGATAATAGATATAAACCTGGTAATATTCAATTTATGTCTAATTATCCGAATAGATATACCTTGACTGGACAATTTATTGAAGATGGACCTTTTCCATCTAATTTTCATGGTATCTAGATGATTTATTTATCAACTAAAACCGCTTTTGCTACCTTTTTAATAATTTTTTCTTCTTTTTCAAAATCATTATCTCCAGTTCCTCCCATTGATTCTATTATTATCTTATCAAATTGATCTGACACTTTAGAAGTACTCTTCTTCCAATCTGGATATAACTCTTTAAATTCAGAAATTAAATCTATATTTTTATTAGATACTCTTCGTATCATTTTATGTAACTTACTTTTATTATCATCTTCCTTTTCCCATTTATTTTCATCTTTGACATACATTGTTTCTCTCTTTTTATCAGTACAATGAACTGGTCTTAACGTTACGTCTAATGCATTTAAATTCTTTATAATAATATTAGAAATTCCTTCTACATACCCAAGTTCACCAACTTTTTCCAAGTCACATAGTTGTAATTGGAGAGAATTAACAAAATCAGTAATATTCATTGCATTTTTACAAGTTTCATTTAAAAAGAATTGTAGATTAAAAGATTTATTATGAGAATTAATATTATTATTTGTAATAGATGTATTAGTTGTTCCATTTTCCATTACTTTTAACATATTATTTTGTGTATCCACAATTATATTTTTAAGTTCATTATTTTCTTTTAAAATATCCTGATTTTGTTTTAAAATCATCATGATTAATTCTTTATTTATAATTATTTCATTATCATTTTTACATTCTTTTATACATTTTTTATTATGTTTCCATAGTCCTGATCTATTTTGAAATTTTTTACTGCATATTTCACATGTATGAATGCAACTTTTTTGCAACTTTTTGTTTCCATTTGTTTCTAAAACGTTTCCATTCGATATTTTTAAATGTTTTAATGTTGTTAAATGTTTTTCATAACTACTCTTGCGACATGTAATATAGTTACAATTTATACAATTATAATTATTGCAACTTTTTTGCAACTTTTGGTTTCCTAAAGTTTCCATATTATTTCAAAAGAATTTTTTTTTAAGTATTTATAAAAAAAAATTATCATCATAAAATAAAAATTATTTTTTTTGTATCCAGACCATAAAAATAAATTATGGTCACAAATGAACGTTTTTTGGGAAAAGTATTTTGGTTTTTCAATTTTTGGACATTTTTTTTGTCCATTTTTCAAAATCTGAAAAAACTTTCCCAACAAAAAATCGTAAATTTTCTCTAGATATGTAGGAAAATAATAAATAATAAATAAGTAAAAATATATAAATTCTTCTTCAATATGTAGTGTAATATTAAATATTTTTATCAATAAATACTTCTTTGGCAATTTTTTTAATGATTTTTTCTTCTTTTTCAAAATCATTATCACCTTTACCACCCATTGATTCTATTATTATTTTGTCAAATTGATCTGATACTTTAGAAGTACTTTTCTTCCACTCTGGATTCAATTCTTTAAATTCAGAAATTAAATCTATATTTTTATTTGAAACCCTTCTAACCATTTTATGTAATTTGGTATTACTATTATCTTCCTTTTCCCATTTATTTTCATCTTTGACATACATTGTTTCTCTCTTTTTATCAGTACAATGAACTGGTCTTAGAGTAACATCCATTGCATTTAAATTCTTTATAATAATATTTGAAATTCCTTCTACATAACCAAGTTCACCAACCTTTTCTAAGTCACTTAGTTGTAATTGGAGAGAATCAACAAAATCAGTAATATTCATAGCATTTTTACAAGTTTCATTTAAAAAGAAATTTAAATTAAAAGATTTGTTATTTGAATTAATATTATTATTCGTAGTATTATAAGTGCCATTTTTTATTACTTCCATCATCATATTTTTAAATTCGCAATTTTCTTTAATCAACATCATAATTAGTTCTTTATCATATTCTTTATTCTCAATTGTTTCATTATGCATAGTGTTTGTTTTACATACTTTATCATGATACCAAAGACTATTTCTAGCTTTATAAATTTTATTACAAATTTTACAAACAAAAGTTTGAGGATTTTCCGCGACTTTTTGTTCAAAATTGTTCAATTTTATATTATTTTGGTGTTTTGATGTCAAAATATGTTTATTATAATCACTTTGTTTACTGCATTTATAATAACAATATTTACATTCAAAAAATTTGGCGATTTTTAGCGATTTTTTCATTCTAAATTGTTCTAATATAATAGAACATAAAAATCGCCAAAACTATTTTCCAAAAAAAATAAAAAAAAATTATGCTAACAATTTGAAAATTATTTTTTTTGTAACCACACGTTAATTATAAAATATGGTCACAAATGTTCGGTTTTTGAGAAAACTATTTTTCCATTTCAATTTTTGGACATTTTTTTTGTCCATTTTTGAAAATCCAAAAAAACTTTCCCAATAAAAAATTGTAACGTTTCTCTACATATGTAGGAAAATAAATTAAATTTAAATTATAAATAAAATAAAAATACCTACTAATTAGTAGGTATTTTTTATTTTATTTTTTAATACATTTTTAATTTTATAAATAACAATGACATCTAGCACGAAAAGGAATTTCATAATTACCTGATATATATTTATAACCACCACATTTTTTACAATTATTTGCTTGAAATTGTGTTTCATTACTATTTTCCAAATCTCCTATATCCGCCATGCATATAGCCCAATGTTCACTATTTTCATCAAATTCTTCATCTAAATGTGGATTCACTCTTGTCATACATGCATTCTCAAACGATTTTAAAATTTTTTTCATATTTTTTCTAGTTTCTCCAGTAATTTTATCATAAAATAAATAACTATTTATTATATTTATAGTATCCTTTGGTATTTGTAAAAGATAATTTGTTTGTTGAATATTATATTTATTATTAGATTGTTGTAAGTGTAAAACTAGAGTTGTCGTCATTTTGTTATTTATAGTAATATTGTTTATAATTATAATAAGAATTTCAATTTTTTATTTGAGAAAAACTAATCATATATTAAACAACTTTTTACTAAAAATATATAAAAGATTCTAATTATTTGGTACAATAATGATATTATTTATATATTTTAATTACACCGACTAAAAGAAAAATGAGACAAACTTTTTATAAAAAAAATAAAAAATTGAAATACTAATATTGATAATAAATAAATGTATTATATTAAGATATGACAAACACTAAAGCTGAATTTATTATTGAAGATAATTTTGTTTTGAGTGAATATTTTGAAAAAATGGAAACAATAATTCAAAATATTCTATTAAGACCTGAAAATGAGGTTTTAACATATGATATTTTAGATACAGAAAAATCAAAAAAAAATAAATTATTATCGTTAAAAGAAAAACAACGCCAAATGAAGGTAGGAGAAATTTGGCAAGAGATGATAGGAAACTATCATGAATTTATTAACTTAAAAATTGGTCACAAAACAGGATTAGATATTTTATCAAATACAAGAAAAATTGCAATAGAACTCAAAAATCGTACAAATACAGACAACGCTTCATCAAAAAAGTCAAATTTTGATAAACTATCAAAATTTAAAAAAGAAAATCCTGAATATATATGTATTTATGCTAATATTAATGCTGATACAGAAAAAAAAACATTACAAGGATATAATAAAAAAACAATACATAACGAAGTTGAAATAGAACATCAAGTAGGATATGAGTTTTTAACATTTATATTTGGAGAAAAAACGGAAGAAATTATAGAATTTATAAAAAATACAATTGATAAATATACATAATTATATACATAATTTTATTTTAATAAACTTATTAATGCTTTACCCATATGTTTTGCTAATTCAACAGGAACAGCATTTCCTATTTGCTTATATTGAGAATTAATACTTCCGACAAATTCATAATCATCATCAAAAGTTTGAATTCTTGCATATTCTCTTATAGTTAATGGTCTTTCTTCTAATGGATGACATCTTTCTGTTTGTTTTTGTGATGGTGTACATAATAATGTTAATGATGGTTTTTCCATAGATAAACGATATAATATTCCTCTTTTTCCACCACCAGAATTATAGCTATTACCTAAATATTCTTTTTGTAAATTTTCAGGTAAATTAACCCAACAGCCGCCTTGTGGTATTATCTTAAATAAATTTTGTTTTTCTTGGTTGTATTTTAATCCATTTGACAAAGGGACATTATACAATACATCTTTTAGTACTTTTTTTTTAATACTCTCTTCAGGAAATTTAAAAGAACTATCTATGCTTTTTAATACACCAACAATAAATACTCTTTCTCTTTTTTGTGGAACATCATATTTAGATGCGTCCAAACATTTATATGTAATATTATACAAATTATTTTTATTTAAAGCGTTTATTATTTTCTTTATCGTTTCGCCATTGTCATGTGTTAATAATCCCTTTACATTTTCAATCATAAATATTTTTGGATTTACTACATTTAATATATCTATAAATTTTAACATTAAATCACCACGAGGATCTTCAAGACCTTTTCTTAGTCCTGCTTGTGAAAATGACTGACATGGTACGCCTCCAGTTAATAAATCTACCTTACCAATATATTTTGAATAGTCTATTTTATCCATAGAACCACATATAATATTTACGTCAGGATGATTTTTTTTTAATGTTTTACAACAATCACTATTATTATCATTTAATAATATAGGTATAAATCCTGACTTTATTAATCCAGAACTTAATCCTCCACCACCAGCACATACTTCAATAAAACTATATTTGATATTTTGTATAGTATCTGTCGTTTCATGATTAATAGTTTCAACAATATTATTTGTTTCTTGTAAGTGATTTTCATTATTATCTTCAATAATAAATTCTATATTTGTGTTTTTTGTTTTATATTTATTATGAATGATTTGAATTAATTCACATTTTTTTTTAGATTTACATTTTGTAACTCCAAGTTCTTGACATTTTAATAAAAGTTCTGTTTTCGATAATTTAGTTAATTCCATTTCTTCAATAATAGAAGTTATATTATTATTATCATTCATATTATCTAAATCAATTTTTTATTATTTAAAAAAAAACTCATTTATATATTTATACTTTTTTTGATTAAAAGACGTATTTTATATGAGAAAGGTATAATATATAAATGGAAAACGTAAACAAAATTCTATTACTATTATGATCATATTGCATACATAAGACCAGCATTACCACCTGTAATGATTAACATATTTGTGCGTTCCTCTATCAAAAACATATTATAATTGTAATCATATATACGCCAAGTGGGTTTATTAATACCAACAATATCACCAGTAACAGGATCACAAATAGTTAAAACTTGTGCATATGGATCAACAGGAGGGCTAATAGTAGTATATTCTAATTGTATATTGGTAAAACGACTCATATTCATTGCGCCAGAAGGTTGTAATTGAAAAGGATCTGTGTTTAAACAAAAATTATAACAATATAATCCAGGAGGAGCATTTCCAGCAGTTCTAACATATTTTTCTACATAATTATAAACACCTTCATCTAATATATTCTCTCTATATTGTCCATCTAATATTATACCAAGTGCAACTAAAATATATTTAATATTTTGTGGATTATAAACACCAGTAATAGCAAGACCACTTAAAGTGCCATCTGGATTTAAACCGGGACCTAATAAAGGATATAATGTACTACCAGGTGGTGGTCCAGGATTAGGGAAATCACCAGCGGTTGATCCAGGAACAACATCTTGAGGCATATAATTATAAGGCCAATTTGTATAATTAGACCATTCATTACGTAAATTAACATCACTTCTTTGAAAATAAAACATCCAACTAATAACCATACCCATTGAATCAAGATCTACTTTGTTTTGTCCAGTAACATTATAAAAAACTTTTTCATATACTTGCTTAAACAAATATTTTTGTTCATTTTTAGCAAATATTTCAGCTTCATCATTGGAAAGAAAACAATAAGTACAATTTAAATTAACATCTGGATTCCATAATGTTCTAGTATCAACATATGAATTGGGACCCAATATTTCATCAGGAGGAGTTTGTAAAAATCGGTACATTTGCATATAAAATTGATTGAAATTAGGTGCAACCACAGGGAAATTATTTGTATAATCCATAACATCACGAATAGTAAACCATTCATTAATAGGTCTAAAAGAAACATTAATTTGCAATTCATTATATTGTAATGCAACTAAAGGAAAAGCTTGATAAGTAGACAAATTAAACCATGCGCCTAAAGGAATATATAATGTACGTCCATTTATAGAAGGTTGAGCTCCTGCAGGACTAGTAGTATAAAAAGCGTTTGGATAAGCATTTGTACGAGCGCCATAATTTCCAGGATCATTAAGTTCTGGTACATTACCAATCATTTCATTAAATAAAGCTAATTTTTGTGAATTAAAATCTCTTAGAGCAGAAGCTAAAATGTATTGCCCAGAATATTGTTGTAATTGTTGATTGCCACAATTAATGGTAATTCTGCTAATAATTTGTGCACCTAAATTTTGTATCCATTTGAATTCATAAGGTGCCCAATCAGTAGCAGTAGTAGTACCATCAGGATTAACAACTGCTTGTGGTGGAAAAATAGGACTCCATATCATAGGCAATGTTACGCAAATATAGCAATCCATAAGAAGATCAGCATATCTTTTGACCTTGAATGAAAAAGTAGATTCTGTTGTCAAATTTAATGTAGGTGTTCCTTCAAAATCCAGACGAAAATTTTGTTTACCAAAATTGGTAAATTTTTTAAAAGTTGTTTTCCAAAAAGTCTTGCTAGGATTACCATTTAATATAATATTTTGTTGTCCAATTGCAACCAATTGCATGAGACCGCCTGCCATATTAAGTATATACTATGTAAATTTTTTAATATAAAATTAATAAATAATGTATTTTCATCAGTAAATATATTATATTTAATTATGCTAAATAGAAATCATTTATAAATTTATTTATCTATTTTTTTTAAATAATAATATATATTAGATTATGTCAACTAATACAAATTTAACACCAAGTTTAACAAATATAGCCAACCAATCAAAACAAACAATGACAAGTCTTTGGGAAAACACTTCAAAATTAATGAGTAATTTAGATGAACAATACCAAACATATTTAATTTTTATGATAATTATTATAATAGTTATTTGTTATTTGTCATATTTATCTTATCTTGCTGGATTACAAAAATCAGAATGTGATTATATGAGCAAATTATACCCATCTGTAGATGGATATATAGTACCTATATCTAATAAAAGTGATTATTCATATAAGTTATTTGATTATTATATTAAGACAGCTTATAATGCATGTTCAGGTGGAACATTTAAAAATGACTATGTAGATATTTGTAATTTAAAAGCAGTAATCAACCAAGGTGTTCGTTGTTTAGATTTCGAAATTTATTCAATGGATAATGAACCTGTTGTAGCATGTAGTACTTCAGATAGTTATTATGTGAAAGAAACTTTTAACAAAGTAGCTTTTTCTAAAGTGATGGAAGTAATAGATGGATATGCTTTTGCAAATGGTACTGCGCCCAATCCTACAGATCCTTTAATTATTCATTTAAGAATTAAAAGTACAAAACAAGAAATGTATACAAAATTAGCATCTATATTAAGCAATTATAAGAGAATGTTAGGATTGAAATATAGTTATATAAGTACAGGGAAAAATATCGGTATGGAACCTTTATTATCTTTTCAAAATAAGATTATTTTAATTGTTGATAACACAAATGATTCCTTTTTGGACAATGAAAAATTTTTAGAATTTGTAAACCTAACCAGTAGTTCTATTTTTATGAGAGCATATCGTAGTTATGATATAAAAAATAATCCAGATATTTATGAGTTGACCGATTTTAATAAATCTGGAATGTCTATTGTTCTGCCAGATAAAGGAATAAATCCTGTAAATCCAAATGGAATAGTATGTAGAAATTATGGTTGTCAAATGGTTGCAATGCGTTATCAATATGTAGATGATTATTTAATGGAAAATACTTCATTTTTTGATAGAGCAGGTTCGGCATTTGCTTTGAAACCAGAAGAATTAAGATACAAACCAATTCTTATACCAGAGCCTCCACCTCAAAATCCAAATTATTCGTATGATACACGTGTTGTATCAACAGAATATTATACATATAAAATTTAAACACTCGATAACCATTGTATTAAATTTATATCTAAAATTAAATATTTTTCTACTATTTTTTTACACAATACTTTAACAACAATATCGTATCTATATTTTTTAATTTTCATAAATTCATTGATAAAATGTTGTAATTTATATGTTGGACTCCAATTAATATTACCACAATACAAATTATTACAACATAAACAATTTATATTATAAAATGATTTTAGTTCATTCAATGTTTTGCGTGTTTCTATTTTTAAAAAATGTATATAATCTTTAAAATTAATTTTAAATTTCATAGGTGGTTTAAATGGGTAATCTCTTGAAATATGAAATTGAAATATAGTATCTGTTTTTTTAAGTACAATAGTTAGAAGAATAATAGATTGATTATTCATTTCTTTATATTCTACATCAATATAGGCATCTTTTTTTACGAATTCAACTAGTTCGTTTACAATACGTCTTTTAACACTTCCAGAGCTGAATTTGTCTAGTTCAAGTAAAATTGAATTATCTAAACTTAGAGAACTAGAATTCATTATATTTAATTATTATATAGTTTTAATTTATTTATAAATAAATTAAAATCATTTTTATTTTATTTATCTCATTATATGTTATATTATAAACTTATTATGAAAAATAAAAATATATGTAAAGATTTAACATTTGAAGATTGTGAATTGGCTATATTACGTATGGCAGTAGATAAAGCAGAAGAAAAAATGGGTAAACGTATAGTAAATTCAGAAGATATAAAAAATATAATAAAAATAGTAGAAGATTTTATTAAGAAAAAGAATCTAATTTGTTATGGAGGAACTGCTATTAACAATATATTACCTTCAGATGATCAATTTTATAATAAGGAAGCTGAAATACCTGATTATGATTTTTTTACAACGAATGCAATAGAACATGCAAAAGAATTAGCAAATATTTATTATCAAAATGGTTTTAATGATGTAGAAGCAAAATCGGGTGTGCATAAAGGAACTTATAAAGTATTTGTAAATTATATTCCTGTGGCGGATATTACAGATATAGCAAAACCAATTTTTAATTCTATGAAAAAAGATGCAATACGTGTAAATGGTATATTATATGCTCCACCTAATTTTTTACGCATGGGTATGTTTTTAGAATTATCGCGACCTGCTGGTGATATAAGCCGTTGGGAAAAAGTGTTAAAACGTTTGACATTATTAAATAAAAATTATCCATTAACCTCAGTTGATTGTAATAAAATAGAATATCAGAGAGAAATGGAAAATAAAGATAAAGAAGATGAAATTTATGAAAATGTTCGTAATACATTTATCAATCAAGGTGTAGTATTCTTTGGTGGTTATGCGGTTTCATTATATTCACAATATATGCCAAAAAATCAACGTTTGAAATTATCAAAAGTAGCTGATTTTGATGTATTATCAAATGATCCAGAAACAACTTCTCAAATTGTGAAAGAGAGATTAAAAGATATAGGTTTAAAAAATACAAAAATAATAAAACACAATCCAATAGGTGAAATAGTTCCAATACATTATGAAATAAAAATAGGTAATGATACAATTGCTTTTATTTACAAACCGATTGCATGTCATAGTTATAATGTATTAAACATAAAAGGACAAAAAATAAGAGTAGCAACTATTGATACCATGTTAAGTTTTTATTTAGCATTTTTATATGCAGATAAACCTTATTATAATGAATTTTTAGAAAGAATTCTTTGTATATCTAAATTTTTATTTGATGTTCAACAAAAAAATAGATTAAAACAAAAAGGATTATTAAGACGTTTTAGTATAACATGTTATGGTCATCAAGAAACATTAGAGGAAATACGTTCTCATAAGGCAGAAAAATATAAAGAATTAAAAGGTAATAAAGAAGAATTTGAAAAATGGTTTTTAAATTATAAACCAGATGATATAAATAAATCAAAAAATAAAAAAATAATTACAAATCAAACAAAACAAGACAAGAATAAAACAAAGAAAAACAAATTAAAGAAAAATAAAACAAAGAAAAACAAAATATTAGAAATTTATTGATTAAATCTCTGACCTATAATATTTATATTCGTTGTATGAAGGTTGTTCATTTTCTATGTTTTCTTGAAAATGTACATGTTTATTTTTATTTTTATTTTTATAATAATTATATGTAAAAATTCCAATAATTGTAACAACAATTAATCCAATCCCTAAATAAAGAAATGTTTGATCATCCATATTTATATCCGATGGTTCTGATACAATATTAGTGTTTACAACATTATTTAAAACATCAGGAATGGTTTCGGTAATTAACTCCGGAATGGTTTCGGTAATTAACTCCGGAATGGTTTCGGTAATTAACTCAGGAATAGTTTCAGTAGTAGAATTTAACATTTCATTTACTGCAGAATAATTACTCAAAGAAAAAGCTAAATCACTAATATCAATAGTATTCATATAAATAAAAGAAATATAAATACTATATTATTTAAACTTATTATACACAATAGTTATCAATTATAATAGTAAAAATATCATATACAATTTTTGAAAAAATTTTATAAATAATATGATCCTTGTAATATTCAGTATTTGTATATTTTTTAATAAAAATTATAAAGTAAATTATGTAATAAATCATTTTTTCCAATAGACATCTAATATAAAAACGTGTTCTTCTATAATAATTCCAATTATTTACAAAACTACACATGGAAGTATCTGTTTGTTTTATGAAAAAAATATATATTTCAGTTAGTCCTATAAAAGAACGAGCCAATGTATTTTTTTCATTCTTAATATTAAACATAAATTGTATTTTATCTATACCAGATAAATCCAAAAATATAATTTTTCTATCTTTTCTTTTTTTAAAAATATATGGATTAATAGCATCAAAATATTTTTCTTTATAAAGAATATTACCATCAAAAATATATGGTACAAAACTAGAACGAATAATAGTGTCTATTATATCATCTTCATTTTTATAATAAGATTTTATTTTTGTTCCTTTTTTTATAGTATTGTATTTAATAAATAAAACATTATTAATTTTATTATATATATCATCACTTAATTTATTTTTAATAAAATTTTTAATATCTTTATATTCTTCAAAATTAAAATTTTCTTTAAAACATTTACACATTTTATTATAAAATTCATGTGAGCATTCTAAATTATCTGTTAAATAAACGAAACCTAATAATGAGCCTATACTACATCCAGAAATTCTAGCAATTTTTATATATTTCCGTTTTTCCATTTCTTTTAAAAAATACAATGCTCCTAATAAAAACACACCATTAAATGATCCACCATCTAAGATTAAATCTATTATCATAGGGTTATCTTTATTTTTTAAATGATCAGGTAAATTATCAATAAAAATTTCAATAATTTTATTTATTTCCGCATCGTACATTTATATTATATTTATCAATAAAAATAAATATTGAATTACGAATAATAAATTTATTTAAAATGTATTAAAGTAATTTGATGCTTTATTAAAAAAATAAAAAATAAAACCGAATAGTGAACTTGTAAATAGAAATCCATTAATATTTAAATTACCATCATTAGAAAATAAAATAGGAAAATAATTAAATAAAAATTTTTTAAAAAAAGGTAACTGAAACAAAAAATAAAGAACTGCTATTAACAACGGAGTTTGTATTTCATTATACATTTCATCTAATGAGTTATTGTTTTGTATATTTTTATCATACATATTAACCATATTTGGTGTTTGTTCATAGTTTTGAATATAATCTATATTTTGTGGAGGTGATGGAATATAATTAGGACGAACCTCAGGATCAGTATTATGACCAGAAGTAGTCATAGGAATGTCTCTAGAAGGTAATTGTGTTACACCATTTATACTAGCTTGTTGAAGACTATTTACAATTTGACTAATAGTGCCTTGATCTAAAGGCGGAATTTTCTGTGTATTTTCAGTAGCAGTTAAAGTAATACCATTACTAACATTTCCACCACCAACAGGATCAGTAGGTAAATCTAAAATACTTGTAGACTCAGACATAATTATTATAGAAAATGATAATAATAATAATGTAAATTACGCAAATTAGTAAATTAATCAAAATTAATTATTTTTGAACTTTTATTACATTTAGTTGCAATAGGATTATATTTTACACATTTTCCTCCTGTTCCAATATATATTTTGTCTTTAAACTCATCTAATGATGGTGCATGAAAAATTAAACAATTTTTATCTTTACAAATTGTTCTAAATAGAGATGCTAAACCAAAGCCTAATAAAATAGACATCAAAATTTTACCAGTTTCTGTATGAACAAATTTACCAAGATGAATAGCCATTATAATATAGTTAGAGTTTCTTTTTACAAAAAAAATTATGTCTGAATAGGAATTGTTGAAATCAAACTTTTATCTTTAGGACAATCTACAATTTGTTCTTCAAAATGAAAACAATTATTTGCTTTATCTTTAAATAAAATTTTATCAACATTTTCTGGACTAGGATAAATATAGATGGTTTTCATTTCAGGACCTAATATATAAATAAAAAATAGACCAATTGCAAAACTAATTATAAATACAGGTAGAGAAATATAATTCAAAATCATAATTTATATATATATATTTTATTTTATCTCTTCTTTCTAAAAATATCCACGATTAAAATTAACCATTTTTGCAACTAAATCATTCATTGCATTTATTAACATGTTATAGTTTCTTATACCATCTTTTTCATTGTAAAATTTTAAATACATTTTTTTCTCTTCTTCTGGTAATGTATCAAAAGCTTCATTGTATATACTATAACCAAAATTATATCTACCTTCTTGATCTATTTGTGGTGGTAAAATTAAATTTTTAGGTTGTGTAAAAGTACAAGGTTTTCCTGAAGCTCTTGCGGCAACACAATTAGACATAAAATCTTGCATCCATTCATGATCTGTGATAAGAGCGGTTTTTAAAGCAATTGGTAAATTAACCCATAATTTATCATATTCAGTAACATTCCATTTAATACCATCTATATTGTCACCATATATAGGTTGTGGAATACCTCCTAAAGAAATATTATCGATATTATTGAGATTATCTAATTCTAAAGGAAGTTGTTCAGTAATATTTTTTTTCTTTGATTCAATAGAATATGAAACATCATATGCTATAACTTTATCATTTGAACTACTAAAACATAGATTTGCTATACTATATTTATTTTGTATTAAATTACAAGTGTTTGTATAATCATTATGCCAAACTATTGTTTCATTATATTTAAGATCACGTATAGTTTGCAATAAAGGTAACAATGTGGATGTATAAATATTAACAGCATCTTTTGCATATTGAATATTATTTGTGTCATTCATTTTGATAATACAATCTTTTATTTTTTGGATTTCTATATAAGAATTAGTAATTGTTTCATCTAATTTTTGTTTTTTCTCGCTATTATCAACAATTTTATGATAACTTTCCAAATATTGTTCATATAAAGAAGTATAATTACTGATATATTCTTTAACATTTTCAAAACGTTCAAGTGCATCTTCTGTATTTAAAAAACCGAAAAGTAATTTATTTTTATGATCAATAATTTCGTTTTTATAATCTTTAATATCTTTTTCCATTATTTTCAAAAGATCAGGCATCCATTCTACTTTTGCAAGTCTTATAACAATATTTAAATTACATGGATCTGCGATTATTCCACAAAAAGCACGTAATTCTCTGAAAGATTCATCATTTTCAATTTGTGAAATATTAGAAAAAATAGTACCTCCAGGTCTTTTACAATGAATACATTTATGTTTTAATTTATTATATTCATTTCTTTTTTCGCGATTACTTAAAGATGGATTATTCATGATTTTTTTTTTATTTGTCATTATTTGTGATTCATATTTATTCTTAAGTTTAAAATATTCATCAGTAGCTTCTTTAACATCTATTATAGAATCCATTATATAATAGGTGTGAATAAAAAATAAAAAAATAAAAATACTAAATAAAAAATTGAATATTATTTATAAGATTTAAATATATTTTATAAAATTTTGACAATGATTTGTTTTGAAAGTAGGGAACAAATATATATTTATTTATGGACAATGATGTGTAGTTTAGGTTTCAGTTTATTAATATTAAATTTAATATTAAAAGATGAAAAATATTCTATGATCTTTATTATTATTGCATGTTGTATTATAGTATATTGTTTCTTAATATGCTTTTGTGATCCAATGAAAAAAATATGTTGTAAAGAATCAATATTTGCAAATCACATGGATTTAATAAATATAAATAGAACAATAAATTTAGATATAGAAAGAGAAGATGAAGAAAATGGAATCAGAATAATTCCCTCTAATTGTGTAACTATAAATAATATGAATAATATGAATAATTTTACATCACAATACAATATACCTGTTGCAAAAAAAATAATAATAGCAGAAAACATAAAAATAATCTAATAATTTGGTTTAGAATGTAATATATCATATTCATTATCCCATTTAGGTAATCCAGTAATAAGTTCTTGATGAGCTGCACGTTTTGCATCTTGAAATTTCTGTATTTTTGATAAAATATATTCTTGTTTTTCTTTATTTTTTTTTGCCATTTCAACAGGAGTAAGTTTACCTTTATATTTATATATTAATATAAATCCTAAAATTATTAGAAAAGCGATTAAAAGTCCTACATTAAATACCATATTATGAAAATGATCACGAACATTATGACATTGCTTAAGTGTTTGATAAAGAAAATATTTTATGCCTGGTTCAGTAAGTTCTGGTTTAGAAGAGTTATCAAAATTCATAATAATTATTGTTAAAAATAAAAAATAATTTATACATATTATCTATATGTCTAATTATATAAATATTGTATCATTTATATTGACAACATATTTATATTATCTTTTGTTTAAACCCCCATTAACTTATGATCAAATAAAAGATGAGAAAGAAATAACTATTTATTACTCAAATAGTTATACTTTTTTAGCTATTTATTTTTTTGCAGTAGTAATAATTCAAATTATAGTAAATGTAAATGTTATTAATGATAAATGTGGTGGAAATATTTCAGATAATATAGGTTATGCAGGAATGATTACTCTACTTCCATGGACATTAATATTTGGTATATTATTAGTAATTTTAACTATATATCCTGGTTTCAAAAGTGCATTTTCAGATGTAATAGGTTATTATTGGGTATCTAGTTCAGCAAATAAATTAATTACTGAAATATTAATAGATAGAGATGTAGAAAATAATTTATCACAAAGTATGACAGAAGCAACAAAAAATGATTTGGATAGAGCAGCAGATGCAATTATAAAAATTTGCGGAAATAGTTCTGTATTAATTAATCAAATGACACCCCATAATTATCAAAATTTCTGGGAAATTTTAAATCCGCTTAAAAAAGATAAATATAGACCAAATTCGAAGAATTATAATGAAGCAGAAGCTATAGATAAAAGAAATAAATTATTTAATTTGGTTGTTACTAAAGATAATATTGGCGAATCTATGTGGTATCTTTATACAGGTTTGTTAGTTACTTCCGTTGTTCAATTAAAAATAGCATCTAGAGGATGTAAAAATAATCCAAAAACTATGGAAGCAAATTATAAGAGATTTAAAGATGAACAATCAAAAAATAAAACAGAAAAATCTTCTACACAAGAATAAAAATTTTATATATAAAATATAATAAATATAATAAATATAATAAAAATATTTTAATACAAATCGTTAATAATTAATCTAGAATAAGTCGTATAATATATAACAGCTAAATAACATAAAATTCCTAAAACAATAGATAATAACCAAATTGGTAAAATAGTTTTATTTTTATATCCAATACCAAATTCACGAATACTACCATCTTTATTATAAAAACAAGAAGGTTTTGTCATTTGGATAGCTCCAAAAATAATAACAAATAATATTACTGCTACAAGTGTTGGATTTTCTCTAATATAATTTTTATACATACTATATATTTATATTATAAACAATTTTTTATAATTTTATAATTATAAACAATTTTACATTATATAAAATTCTAAATCTTCAAATAAATTATTAATACTCATTTTCATAATCCATATATTCTTCTTCAGGTGCACCTACACCATCAGTATTACCATCATAATAAGTTTCATTCATATAACTCATATCATATACTTCATCTTCAATTTCTCTATCTATATCTTGTTGTTCTAAGTAATCATCTAATAATATATCCATATTTTCATCATTAACATCTATATTTTTTCGTCTAATATTTCTCTCTGCTTTTGTCATTTCATCCCTAAATTCTCTCTCTTCATCATAAAAATCTTTGTCCAAAGTAGTTAAACCTTTTTGCATACCTTTGCTATACATACCAAGTTTATTGATCTTTAAAATAGTATCTGCATTACGTTCTTCATCTGTCATTCTTTGTAATCTGTCAGTTACTAAATCTTTCTCTCTTTCTTTTAGTTTAAAAACTCTATCTTGAATTTCTTCATAAGAAGTATCTATAATATCTTTTTCATCGCTTAAAATATTTACATAACAAATAAAAAGTTCTGTTACATTTTGTCTTAACTCTTTTTTATTACCACTAACTAATGATGTTTCAAATTTTTGTTTATTAGTCATAGATAAATCTACTCGTGTATCGATTTCTTCCAAATGTTCTACTGAATAAATATCAGTAAATTCTTCTTCTCTTGTTATTTCAGTAACAACCATTGCATCTTGATCAGATAGTTCGATATAGTTAATAAAAACTCGTAATAAATAATATTCAAATAAAAATCTACTTGTTCTCTCATCAAAAACAGGTTTAATAGTATCTTCACATTGTTGAATACTTGTAAAAGAAGGTGTTATATTGGACATTGTGACTAAGTTTTTAGAAGTTTGTTGAATTTTAACAAGAATAGCAGACAATGTTGTAGTTCCATAAAATTTCTTTAATTTTTCATAATAGGTACTAATATATTTTTTAAGTTTATTATTATGACTTACAGAAAATTTAAAATAATTTGGAATATGTACATCATCATAATTGACATTGTTCAAAATAATATTTGGAAATATGTTAACAAAATTTTCAATAAAATTTTTGTAAAATTGTACAACATTATATAAATTATCATTTGAAATTTTTGTATTTTTATTACGTTCAGATGTATCTGCAATCCATACAGATAAATTTTCAATAGTTTTTATTAATTTTTTAATGGATTTATTTGTAACTTTTGTACCAGAATTTTTTTTGACAAAATCAATAATTTCTTCTTTCATTTGTGAAATATTTCTTTGTAAAAAATTATTTAAATCAATTACTTCTTTAGTATATTTAATTGTAGCCAAATCAAATGTATCTAATGCATTAATAATTAGATTTCTTAAAGATTTTTCAAAAACTTCATCATTTTCATCATCTATTACTTCTATTATTTTTATCATTTTTGTAATAGAGGAAAATTCTTGGTCATTTAAATTTACATGAATAATATTATGTTTTCCAATAATCTGAAGAAGTCTCAAAAATTGTTCATTTTTATAATTTCTTCCATCTTCTTTAAGTTTTTGAATAATACGTTCTGCACTATCACCAGGTTGTATTAATTCTACACTAGGTTTATCTGTACATAAAGGTAATAAATCTTCTGGAATCGGTATAAGTGTTTTGAATTTACAAAAATGAATAAAAGATAAATAAATAGTTTTTTCACTAAATTCTTGACTTATAGATGGATACTTATTTTTAGTATTTATATTACTATAGAAAAGCCCACTTTTTGAATAACTAACAATATCTTCTAACATATTTGATAATTGTGTAACTATTTTGTTATAATCATTAATTCTAGAATCTTTGCTTAAAAAATAAGCAATTGTACTCTCTCCTTCTTTACTTTCACAACATGAGTTTTCAAGATATGGTTCATTATTAGAAGAATGAAGAAGTAAAGGATATTTTTTTACTATTTCTTGAATTGCTTCAACTAATGCAAGAGAATATTGAATTATTTTTGATTGTACAACCAATATTTTCTCTCTTTGATGAATAGATCCATTTCTCAATTCATTGATGAGAGATTTTTTAAATTCTTCTGAAATATTTACCAAATGTTTTATTTTGAAATTTACTAATGGTGGTAAAAATTGTAACCATTTCACAATATCATGTTCTTCAGGAATAATTTCAACATTTCCAGCCAATAAATAAGCTGTTTTTTCTTCAAATTTTCTTTGTATACCAGGCATTAATAATAGAACATCGTTTATTACCGCTTTTATTTTATTTATTATAATTTCCTGTTTTTTTCCTTTTAATACATACCATGGTTCACCTGATTCTCTAATATCATATGCAACACATGCCAAATAATTCACACTACTATAATCACCTGAACCTTCAAATGGATATCCAGAAAAAGAACGAATACAACCAGGATGTGTTTTTCTTGTTTTAACAGAAGGAATCGCACATTGTACAGCTATTATAAAAGCGCCTAATGTATAATATAATATAGCAGTATTGTAAAAATCTTTGTATGAAGGAATTTTTTTTCCTTTATTTGCCATTTCCTTTATTTTTTGTTTATAGTCATTTTCTGTTTCTACAGTATTACGAATAGAATCTATTACAATATTAATTATAAATTCTTTTTGTGATTCCATTTGAATACCCATTGCTACGGATAATGCATTTACAATGTTATTGATCATTTTAGTATCTGGAGTATTATATTGAATTTTCTTTTCAGTAGAAATTGCAATAATTTTACTGCCAGCATCCGCCTCCATAATAGCTCTTGAAGAAGCTTTAAATCCTCCAACCTCATATCCTTCTTCGATATCAAAATCAATTCTACAAATAGGCCAACCACTCAATTTATCACACCACCAATCACCCCCTTCATCCATTATTCCAAATTGTGATTTTACTTGTTCCAAATATTTTATATATCCATCAGCACCTTCTATAACATATGCAGTTGCTAAGTTAAACTTCCAACAAGGTATAAGTTGAATATTTGTTTTAATACAATATAACCAGTGTTTATCTTCAATTATATTCATAGAATTTGCTTCTCTCGTATATAAATTTACAAATTTTATTATATCATGTTGTTTTTTAATTAAATCGCTTTGACCCAAAATTAAATTTAAAACTTCTTGATATGGAGAAACTTCTGATGCAGTTTCATCTTTTGTCTCGGCTCCTAACTTATATTTTTGATTATTGTATTTCATCATATTGTCTGTTTCTATTTTATTTATTGCTGACATAATTGATCTCAAATATTCAAAAGTATTTTTAATATTTTTTTCAAATTCTTCTTTTGTCATTTTGTATTTATTATCAAATTCATTTACAACATCTTTTAATAATTTTGATTGTAATTCTAATTCATTTGTTTTCATACTCTCGCATTTATCATCTAAATTATTGGTATTAGGTGTTTGTATACATTGTTTTTGTATATCACATAATATAGCAGATTCATCAGTATTAATAGAATGTTGATTAGCATCTTTATCTAATATCCATTTATTACTCTTGCGCACATAATAATCAACTTCGTCTGAACTAAGTTCTTTATATCCTTTATATAAAATGGCATATTGACCATCTATTATTTCTTTATATCCATCTACTAATGTTGTTGCCAAATATTTCGCCTCTGACTCTGTCATTCTTTTCTTTTGCATAAGGTCATTAATTATATGTTCTATGAGTTCATCCGAAGACATTGAAAGTAACTCTTTTTGATAATTTTCTTCTAATAATCCATAATTTGTCTTGTCATATTTTTTATCAAAATAAATTTTTTTGTCATTATCTAATTCTAAAGATTCTATTGAATCATAATATTTTGCTATTATAATATTCTTACATTTATCATCAGTTTGTTTATCTTTCAATATTTTTTCCTTTGTAATTTTTTCTTCTTCAAAAAGAGAAGAAAATTCACTTGGAAACATTAATGGAGCGCTTTGTAAAGAGAGTGCTGTAGTATATAATTTTGAATAATCTTTTATTATTAATTTTCGCAAAATTTCAGAATTTGTAAAAGTCTTTTCTATGTCATAAAAACCATAACCTTCGTAAAACACTTCATCTCTTAAACGTTTATCAAGTATATCAATTATAGAAAAAGTATTGCTAAATATTTGTTGATCAGATCTCATGGAAGAGAGAAATTTAAATAATCTAGAACGTTCTATATATTTTTTGTTATATGCTGATATTTTTTCATCTATAAAGTGTGTAATTTCTTTGTATTGCATATAAGTTAGATCATCCGTATAAATTAAAAAAGGTTCTAAATAAGAAACTACATCTACGATAGATAGTTTACCAACAATATATTTTTTCATTAAATTAAATAATACTTTTGTTTTTGGTACTATTAATTTCACAAACTTTTCATAAATTTCATTTTTATTCATAGATTTTGCATTTTCATAATTTAAATTTAATATATAATTTTTAATACTATCTACAAAATTTTGCTCATTAAAATCAAATTCTGTTTCTAAGTTATCAATAAAAATATTGTTAATATTTGTCTTTTTTTTCAAAAGTTGCCAATAATTTAAAAATGTGAGATTCAAATTTGTTTTATCCAAAATATTCGTTCCTGGAAGATTAATCCTTGAAAATCTTATAATAGGTTCTGGTAAAGTTATAAAAGATTTTAGATCCATTACATCATTACTAGTAATGTTTGTTCTAATAGTAACAAGTACTGAACTTGTTGCATCAATTGTATCTAATTTACTATTTGCCAAATTATATTTTGATATCACAAAACGTCTACTTCTTACAGAGTTACTAGTGAAAATAGAAGAATACATTTCAGTTAAATTATCAACAATAGTATTTATATTTGCATTAACAGCTTTTTCAATAATAATATCAGACATAGATTCTTCTGATACATTAGAAAAAGGTGTGAAATAAGGTGCCAATTCAAAATATAAACCAGAATATTTATTTTGTTCTGCAGGTAAATTATTTGATTTATAATTTTCTATTAATTCTTGCATCTTTTCTATTTGCGAAAAAAGTTTGATATTTTCAATATCATTATTATCTTCATCTATATGTTCAGCATCATATATTTTTTTAATATTTTTAACAACTGGTAAAATCCAGTATAAATTTCTATTAAAATTATTAAAATAATTTATTAATGGTTTATAAGATGCTTCTTTTACAAGAGGTCCAACAACATTATCATATTTATCAAATGTAGAAAAAGAAGAACGTAGTTGCTTAAATCTTTCAATCATAATATGAATATTATTAAGAACTCGATTGGTTCTTTCTGCATTAGGGATGGTAGAGAGAAGTTCATCTAATAAATCGCTCAATTGTGTTTCTAAACTATATCTTTGTTTCTTAGATGATACATCAACATATTGAACAATAGAACCTAGTTCTTCTTCTCCGAATTTAATTTTATCTGCTTGAATGATAAATTCTCTCAATTGATCTTTTACATTTTTGATAGGTATCAATAATTCGTCACCAAGTGTTTTTCTCTCTATTGCAATTTCTTCAGGTTGTTCTATTGGTTCTAATTCTTCTATTTGTTCTTGTGGTTTTTCTATAACAGAAACAGGTTTTTCACGTATTTCAATAAGTTCTATTGGTAATTCTTCTGGTATACCTTTATAATCAAAATTTAAATATAAAATATCACCATCTATGCTTTTTATTTCAATCATATCGTTTTCTAAATTAGTAATCTCTCCAGTTAAAATTATAGGGAATTCACCACCAAAATAAATATTTATCCATTTACTAGGTAATAGACCATTTTGTTCAGCATAACTTCGTGATTCATTACGACTTATAATTGAAATATAAGTAATATTACCATCTCCAATAATCCCTTCAGGAGAGATAGTTAACCGGATAGTATCAAGTGATTCAGTATTTGTTAAAACTATTTTACTAGTGTCAATATAGTCAATAATAAATGTTTTATCATTTAATAGTTCATTTATTGGATTTTTTATTATTATAACATCGCCTAATTGTAATTCTATTTTAATATCATTTGAGTTTTCTGGAGTAGTATTTTCAACTTCAATATTATTTTCAGTAAAATTAGTTGACATTTTGTTTCTATATTTATACTAGAAATTTTTATGCTTAAGTAAAAATCATAAATAAATAAGTTTAAAGACAAATTGTATAACTATATATTAAAATGCATATTTGTGAGTATAATCTATCTAATATTCCAGGGTTTAATAATTTAATACATAATAATAATGAAGAATCAAAGATACTTAAATTAAATAAAGTGGAGTGTAGAACATCTAATAATGCTAGATATATTGTTATTAGATATGACAAAGATGTTCTTATGTATGATTTAATTACAACATATGGGTTATGTCGTTCGATTATCGTAAATAATCAAAATAAAGTAGTTTCTTTTGCACCTCCTAAATCAATATCTAGTGATAAATTTATTAAAAATAATAATGAAAATGCAGATGGTATAGTAGCAGAAGAATTTGTAGAAGGGACAATGATAAATGTATTTTGGGATCCATCAATAGGATTAAGTGGAGGATGGGAAATTGCTACTAGAAATACACCTGGTGCAACTAGTAGTTTTTTTAAAGGAGTATCTAAGAAAACATTTAGGGATATGTTTTTAGAAGCCGCAGAACAAGCTCATTTATTATTTAATATGTTGAATCCTATGTATTGTTATAGTTTTGTTGTACAACATCCTGATAATAGAATAGTTGTACCATTTAAAAAACCAAAATTATATTTAGTAGGTATTTATAGTATTGAAGAAATAAACAATAATATTGTTGTAAAATCATTTGATCCTAGAGAATTAGTAAAAGAAAGTTTTGAAGCAAATAATGTTTCTGTTGAGTTTCCAGAAGTATACAAGTTTACAAGTTATTCAGAATTAATTGAAAAATATGCATCTATGAATACATCTTATAATATTGTTGGTGTTGTATTACATAATAGAATTACTGGAGAAAGAACAAAAATTAGAAATCCAGTATATGAACAAGTAAGAAATTTGAGGGGTAATCAACCAAAACTACAATATCAATATTTATGTTTGAGAAGAGAAGGAAGAGTGTCTGAATTTTTAAAATTTTATCCTGAAAATAAAAGATATTTGTCTGAATTTAGAGATCAAATACATTTATTTACAAACACATTATTTGATAATTATAAAGCATGTTATATTAGAAAAGAAAAACCATTAAAAGATTTTTCAGAACAATATAGAACACATATGTTTCATATACATCAAATGTATTTGAATGATCTACGAGAAAATAAGCAATTCGTAACAAGTACAATAGTTCAAAAATATGTAAATGAAATGCAACCTTCTCTTTTAATGTATTGTTTGAATTTTCAAATGAGAAAACGAAATGTAGATATTATTGCAGCGGATGCAAATCTTTAATTTTATATATTTGCGTTGATAGAAATAAAAAAAATTATTATGTTTTTTATAAATGAGAGTTTTAGCATTTTTAACAACTCTTTTTGTATTAGGAAATGGTGATGATATATGTTTAAGTAATATTAGTAATCAGTGTATACAATTTAGTGTAAGTTCAGGTACAGGTTGTGCATGGATGTGTAATTATTGTGCAAATCAATTAGGTACTAATAATTATTATTTTACAGATAATGTTTGTTTATATAAAGAGGGACAAGGTTGTGTTGGTAATCCAATTGCTGGAAAGACTTATACATGCTGTTCTGCTGAGTTTGTGAATGAATAAAAAAATATTATAATAAATTTATTATAATATTTTTATATTTTCTATTTTTTGAATTATAAGTTTAATATAAATTTTATATATTTTATCTTCATTATATGTATAATTTTATTTTTTTCTAGAAATAGATAAGAAGTTTCTCTTCATTTTAGTAAACACATCTATTGCATCTATAATACATTCTTTTAAATTTCCTTTGATAGTTGATTTTTCAACGGGATTATTATAAGCAATTCTTATAATACAATATGTATCATGAGGATGCAATTTTTTGAAACCACAGAAAGTGAGGTTATTTGTAGTATAAAATTTTGTAAACATAAAATATTCTAAAACTTTTCCAATGGTATAATCTTCATTTTCTAAAATAATATCGAAACAATTAGCTAAAGTAGATTCAGAATTTTTGATTTCTAATTCATCCTTTTCTATAAAAGTTTCTATATCATTTAATCTTTGAATAATTATTTTACAAGCAGCATTTAATAATTCTTCATTTGTATATACTCCAATACTTTGTAGAACAAAATCAAAACTATCTTTTTTAAAAATTCGTTTACCTTCAAGAAGTTTCCAATTTTCGGATTCAAACTTTATTTGTTTTTCATCTTTACCTTCATCTTTCCAAGTTTGCATTTTTTTAACTAATTCGGCTTCTTGTAGTGCCGTATCAATAGTAAAGCCATAAGAACATGTAGAAACCGCATTAAACATTCCATCTTCACTTGCAGAGCTAATATCAAACTCACATGTTAAGTGTAATTTTTCACCAGGTATTTCATCTGAAGCGCGTGGTCGTAATCTGACAAAATCAATAAAATATCCAGTAGTATCGTCTGCAGGGAAAATTTCGCGAACTTTTTCTTGAGCTAGATAATTTCCAGTGACTAAATCTTTAATTTTGAAATGTTCTGTAGTGACATACATAATATTATCTGTGTTATTTTCTATTTTTACTTCCATTATGTAATTTTTAATAGGAAAATCTTCCACATTTTTAATATAAATAGGAATACAACTGAGACGCTGTTTAATGACTTCATTATTTAAACGACTTGTATTAGCCAAAATAGTACATTTATTTTGTTCATTTGGAGTGGTTCTAAATACTACCATTGGTATATCAGAAAGTAATGTTCTTCTTACGGCATTTGCTAAGCTTACATTTACTCCACTAAGAGTAAATTCTAACATGTCATGATTATTTTCAATTAATTCAATATGTGGCTCCATTTGTATATATTGTAACTTTATATTTAAATTATAAATTTAAATCAATTTTTTATCCACATCCACCTTTTAGAAAAAGGCAGAGTAAAAATAAAATATATATTTAGATGTATCTTTAGAAAAAGTAGAACCAAAAATAAAATACATATATTTAGAATTTTAAAAATTTCTTAAATTTAGGTTTTATTTTTTTCTAAAAGATTGATAATAAGTTAAAAACAATTTTGAAATACCTAATTATATACTATGAGTTGTATTTTATATTATAGTAAATATTGTGAAGTTTCTAAAAAATATATACAGATGTTATCAAAAACAAATGTTAAAAATGATATTCATTTTATTTGCATTGATAAAAGAGTAAAGGATGAAAATAATAAAACATTTATTATATTAGAAAATGGACAAAAAATTATTTTACCTGAAAATGTAACACGTGTTCCAGCATTGTTATTACTAACTCAAGGTTATCAAGTATTGTATGGTGAACAAATTTTACAACATTTAAAGCCAAGACAGGAAGTAGAAGTCCGACAAGCAACACAAAATAATATGGAACCAATGGCATTTTCTTTTGGTGGTGGGTTTAGTAATATAGTTTCAGATCAATATAGTTTTTTGGATCAAGCACCAGAAGATTTACAAGCAAAGGGAAATGGTGGTATGAGACAAATGCATAATTATGTTGATTTAAATACTGCATTTAGTGGTAAAATATCTAACCACGGGAATGAAGAAGAATTTAATACAACAATCAGAGGAGCAAAAAAAATGCCAGAAAATGATGTGAATCAACAAATGGAAGATCGAATAAAAAAAATGCAAGAAGAAAGAGATGCCGATATGCAAAAAATATCTGGAAATAGACCTCCAATGTTTTAATTATAAATTAAAATTCTACAATAAAATTATAAATTATAAATTAATATAAAAAATATATTTAAAAATAAAAATATTTATTAAACAATATGACAACAAATATTTTGACCGCATTCAATGATCATTTTGAAGAATTTGTCAATGATGTACATAGAGTATTCCCAGATGATCCTGATATTTTGACTGCAAAAAATTCATTTTTAGCAGCAAGAAAAGCAAATCCAAAGTTGATTGTAAAGATTTGGAAATTATATGTTGTTTCAAAATATAGAGCAGAAATTGAATCAGGAAACATAGAATTTTTTATTAATAAAGATTATAAAAATGATGTATCTATATCGCCTTATTCAGATAAAATTACAGAATCTATTGATAGACTCCGTGATCCTGTAAAAAAAATGAATTTAGATGAACAGGCTAAAACGATGAAATATATTCAAAATTTTACTAAGCTTTCAGATTTAATCTCTTTATAAAAAAATAAAAATAAAAATAAAAATAAAAATAAAAAAAAATATATATTATAAATCTTCAATGATTTAAATAAATAAAATTTATATTAAATAACAAATGTCAGAAAAAGATTCTGTAAAACCAGTTCCGGAGGAGTTTGTAAAAGTGATAAAAGACTTTATTAAAGATTTAAAAATTACATTTCCAGAGTATATTCCACTTCTTGACAAATGGTGGAAGAATAAAGAACATTTTCAAAATGTAGATGATGAAAATGAGCGTAATGAATTGTATGAGCAATCTGAGAAAAAAACAATAAAATTTTTGTTTGATTTTTGTGGTAAAAAAATACCACCTCGTTTTTTTGACATTTTATATCAAAATGATGAAATGTTTAAAGAAGAATCAGATGTAGATACTGAATTTTTACCCAACATCCATTTCAAAAACTTATGGCAATATGATATTTCCGTGAAAACTCGTGAAACTATATGGAAATATCTTCAACTTATATTATTTTCTATTGTTGGTTCACTGGAGAATAAGGATGCTTTTGGAGATACTGCAAAACTTTTTGAAGCAATCAATGCAGATGAATTTAAAAATAAATTAGAAGAAACGTTATTGCAGATGCAAGATTTATTTGATACAAGTGGAAATTTTGGATTAGGAGATATGAGTGGTAATTTTGCCGAAACTTTTGGAGAAGGCTTAAATATGGAAGACATGCCAGATCCTAGTGAAATTCATGATCATATTACAGGGATGTTAGATGGAAAATTAGGTAAATTAGCGCGAGAAATTGCCGAAGAAACTGCTACAGATTTGAATGTTGATTTTGAAAATACAACAGACATGAAAGATGTATTTCAAAAATTGATAAAAAATCCAACCAAATTAATGGGATTAGTAAAAAATGTAGGTACCAAATTGGATGCAAAAATAAAATCTGGTGATTTAAAAGAAACAGAATTAATTGCAGAAGCTACAGAAATAATGAATAAAATGAAAAATATGCCTGGAATGGGAAATATTCAATCTATGATGTCTAAGATGGGCATGGGTGGATTAGCACCTGGCGGTAAAATGAATATGGGAGCAATGGAATCAAATTTAAATCAACGAATGAAAATGGCACAAATGAGGGAACGAATGCAATCAAAAGCAGAAGCAAATGCAAAGATGAGAGAACAACAACAATCACAAATACAAACTTCAAATCAACCAGCAGTATCAGAAGAGGAATTATTGAAATTATTTAGTTCAGCTGAAAAAGCAGAGAGAACACCTCGTGGTGCGAAACCACAGCCGACTAATAATGGAAAAAATAAGAAAAAGAAGGGAAAAAAATAGAAAAATAGAAAAATAAATGAATAATATATATGTCAAATATTCAAATATATTATTTAATGTCGCCACATCTTAAAAAAGGTCTTGAAAAAATGGATATTGATTTAGATATAATTTTAAGACAAGGTGATATAACTCTGGATGATTTAAAAATTCAAGTTAAGAAAGATAATTTATTTTGTAGAGATGAAAAGTCAATAAACTATAAATATTTTTTAAATCTATTGAGTAATGATATTGTATTATATGCATCTTTAGAAGGTAAAGTATTAGGTGCTTTAACATTTATGTTTAACATAAAAGAAGGGAATAAAATTATTATTTTGGATGGTATTTGTTGTCCCAAAAAATATTCAGGGCAACATATAGGTGAAGAATTAATCAATACATTAATTAGAATTGGTAAACAAAATGATATAAGATATATAAATCTTGAATGTAAAGGATCTGTTGTTAATTATTATCATAATAAATTTGGTTTTGAAGTAATAAATATAAAAACTACTAATGATTCAGATTATGATTCAGATGATAACTCAGATGATGAATCTGATGAAGAACATAGTCGTTATTATTATATGATGTTAGATTTATCGAGAGTTTCAGGTGGAAAAATAAAGAGAAATATAAAAAGTAAAATGATTAATAAGAGTATTAAAAAAAGAAAAAGAAAAAACTCCACGAGAAAAAGAAGAAAATTAAGAAAATTTTAAAAGATTATTATATATATAATGACAATTCAATTTTGGACCAATCAACCTACAATATTATTTAATAAGGAATATATTTTTGAATTATGGCCCACAACAGATATGTGTTATGAACAAAAGTTAAATGCTATTACAAGACTTATTGTTTTATTAACAATTTTAGGATATCTGTTAACTATGTCCATGAGAATATTGGCTGTTGGAGCCATTACTATTTTTATTATTTTTGGATTATTTACCATGCGCAAACAAAAAGTTACTAAAGAAATGATGAATGAGGGATTTAAAATGCAAGAACCTGCTATGGTTGAGAATTCCAGCTATGTAAATCCTGTTACTTTAGATAGCGTTCTTAGAAGCGAATTTAAGGAAGGTAATAGAAAAAATCCTTTTAGTAATGTTTTGTTACCACAAATTAATGAAGATCCTGAGCGAAAAGCTGCTCCTCCTAGCTTTAATGTAGATGTTGATGAAGATATTACTAGAAATGTTAAGAAAGCTGTTCAGATGATGAATCCTGGTATTAAGAATACAAATAAGCAGCTGTTCGGTGATCTTTATCAGGAATTTGAATTGGATCAAAGTAATCGTCAGTTCTTTAGTACAGCCAATACTCGTGTGACTAATGATCAAGGCGCATTTGCTGAGTACTTGTATAATGATCTCAAATTTTCTGCTAAAGAAAGTACTCCTGAAGGTAATATGACGAGATATGCTGATGCATATAGATATACTCTCTACTAATTTTACACCATTAATCGTAACAAATTTTATTTCCTTTTTTATCATATATCCAAATATCATATCCGTAACCTAACTCTTTTGCAGCTTTTTGTTTCAATAACACATTTGCTTTTGTAAAAGTCCATTCTGATTTTACTTCAATACATCTATTTTGCGATGGAATAAAAATATCAACATAATATCTATGATTTTTACCATTTTCATCATGGTACCATATTTCTGGTACATTTTTACACCCTGTAATTATATCTGATTCCTCTATTTTTTCATCTATAATTAACTCATCTAAAGCAAAGTGTTCATATCCTTGTATTTGGTCAATTCTACCTGAAGGAAATACATATTCTTTTTTAGAATAACTTGATTTAACATTTTTTTCCATAATTTCTGGGTTTTGAAATGGATGTGAATAACCATATTTTTTAATACATGTTTGTTTCGTTTTATTTTTAACTTCTTCATTTTGAAGTGCGTATTCACAACCATATTTTTTTATACATGTATCTTTTGTTTTATTTTTAATTTCTATATTTTGTGATGGATATTCTACACCCCAAATTTTTATATTTGTTTGTTTCATTTTATTTTTAACGACGTCGCTTTGAAATGGATATTTAACACCAAGATTTTTAATATTCGTTTCTTTTATTTTATTTTTAATTTCCTCATTTTGAAATGTATATTCAACGCCAAATTTTAAAAAGTTATTTTCTTTCATTTTATTTCTAACTAATTCATTTTGAGTTGGATATTCAAAGCCAAGATTTTTAATATTAGTTTCTTTCATTTTATTTTTAACTTCTTCATGTTGCGATGGGTATTCAACACCCCAATTTTTCAAACTAGTTTCAATCTTTTTATTTTTTATTTCGTGATTTTGAGATGGATTTTCATACCCATACTTTTCTAAAAAAGTTTTTTATATTTATCTCTATTTTCTTTAACTTGTGATGCATATTCTACACCATATTTTTTAAGACAAGTTATTTTAGATTTATTTTTTATATATATATTTTGATTTGGATTTTCAACGCCATATCTAACTATATTAGTTTCTTTAATTTTTTGTTTTATTTTTTCACTTTGAAATGTATATTCAACACCATATTTTTGTAAATTGTAACTTATTCTTTTTTCTTTATATTCACTACGTTTAGTTATATTATCTGTACCATATTTTTCTAAACATGTATGTCTTCTTCTATCATTTGCTACTTTTTTAATACATATTTTACAATATGCGCCTGTTTTTTCTAATTCACAAAATTTTTTTCAAATTCATTTTCACAATTTTCATAACTACAATTCCCTTTAATAAAAGACTCACTTGTAAGAAAAATATCACTATAATCTTCCAAAAGTTTCACACTATTTTCCTTACAATACTTTTCCAATCTATCAAAATCATATCTCTGCCTTTTAGACATATATAATATATACAGAATATATTTCTAAATCATTTAAAAACAATATTATATTTATAATAATGGAATCCAAATTTTTTTGTGAAAAATGCCAATTTAATTGCAACTATATTTCCATTTGGAATGAACATTTACTATCCAAAAAACATACAGGAGAGAAAAGAAAACCAAGAAATGATAAAATTTTAGAAGAAAAGTGTAAATTTTGTGACTACAAACCCACAAAAACTACCAATTATAGATTGCATTATTTAAACAAACACGCACCAAAAGAAGAGAGACAAAAAGAATTTAAATTTTATTGTGATAAGTGTGATTTTGGTTCTTTCAATAAAATTTTGTTAGATAGACATTTAGAAACAGAAAAACATTTAAAAAATAATTAATAAAAAAATGTATATTATAATATATAAATGGCTAATACTTATAGTTATACTTTTGATCAATCTAGTAGAATCGGCAACGACGATTGTTGTATATCTCAAACTGATATCCAAAATGTAGCATCATGTAACTATTTAACACAAAATTATTTTGCAGCAGATTGTTCAATGAAAAATCCGATTGAGTTGGCAACTTCACAACCTGGTATAATGTATACAGGTGGTTACAATACAGGTGCAGGTGGTTGTAATATTGACGACTCATCACAACTTTTGATAGGAACAATTCAAACACATCCAAAATCCAATATAAATTTATTTCATCGCCCATTTGCAACAGTTCCATATTTAGGACGTGGTTCAGTAAATCCAGTGATGGAGGCTCAAATTCAACAAGGAGAACAAATTGTGAACAAACGCAGTGTAAATACATTAAGCGAAAAAAGTTATATTAAATATTATCAAACACCTCTTTTACCTGCAGTTCAAGAAAAATTCAACAATTCTTCCAACAAAATTGAAAGTGATGCATCTGATGGTTGGATTCGCGGGGGTGTACCTTCACGCGAATTAACACGTGATACACAATATTCTAAAAATTAAAATCAATAATTTTATTACAATATAAAAACATGATTTATATAAATTTATATAAACCATGTATAACACAAAAATAGTTTGTACATATAATGCGCCAGAAGTGTTTGATGCGACAGACAATATAAGCGATACAGAAAAAGAATTTATAAGAGATGCTTTATATAGACAAGAATTATTGGATATATTAGGTATGAATGAATTTAATGAAAGCGAAATGAATAGATCTATTCATGAATTATACGAACAAATAAAAAATAATGAAGAACTTACTAATTTTATGACCAAATTAGCAGGCAGATTTTTAAGTGAAGATTTAGAATTGGGACTAATGATTTTATTTGCATATGACTACATGTATTTAACGCATATTTGTATATCTGAGTATTTGGAAAGAGGAGAAATCACAGAAAAAAATATTATTCAATTAAAATCTATTATTTAGAAATATTTAATTAATTTTTTTGTTCTATCTTTTTTAAAATTAGATATATATAGATATGGCTTCTACACGCAATATTAATACTAAAGGAAACTATTGTTTAGAACAACAGAGTTTTTTATTATCCGAAAATTATACATTATATCCTTATTCCCAATATGGAGCAGCTTATAAAACACAATTACCTGGTAATGGTTTATTACCCGCACAAATACCAGGTAATAAACTTTCTCATAATGCTACAGATACAGAATCTTTTTTGTTTGGAATTAATTCAACAAATTTGGTAAGGCCACAACCATGTTTTGAACCACAAATTACTCAATTATGTGATGCTAATATTTACAACAAAGGACCCGTTTTTATTCCAGAGCCTTTGACAATTGAAAAAAATCAACGTCCTTTTCCAGTTCCTAATTAAATTATTTTATAATATATAATTTGTATATATTATATGGCGGATCTTTTATATTTTGGTGATCATTGTGGTCCAGGTATAATTATATGGGATATTTTGAATAGAAGAGATAAATTATTATTTATGTTAGGTGGATTTACATTTGATAAAATTTTATTATTTTTAAAAGATAAAAATTTTGATAGTATATATGATAAAAATTATTTAGCAAATTTAAAAAATCCATATGTTAGACCTGAATTTAAAAGTATTATGAATCAAAATATTCATTTAAACAATCCTACATATGAAAATAGTATATTTCATTCTAAATATAATTTTCATTTTTTACATGATTATATGTATTCAGTTCAAGAAAATTCAATATTAAATTATGATTATATTGTTAGTCAATATAAATTAAAAATTAGAAACACAATTAACATATTTAATAATAATAATCCTGTTATTCTTATAAATTTTTTATGTGGTGATTATTGTAATAATATTATCATCAATAATATTCATGAAATGTTAAAAGTATTAAATAGTTATATGCCACATAAAAAGTATTATTTATTATTTTTTACAAATTTTAATGTTCCAAATATCCATATTGATAATGTGTTTTTTATTAAAATAAATAAAGACTATAATAACTGGCATTCTGTGCCAAATAATTTAAGACTTCATTTATATTCAGAAATTTACAATGGTTTTTATGCTGTTATAAAAAAATTAAAATTAAATAAATTTTTTCCAAAATTTGAAGAAACATATTATTATAAGAATAATATGAATAATAGTGATATAAATACATGTGGTGCTTTAGATTAATCAAATAAAGTATTTTATTTTTATAAATGTATTTTTATAATATTTATTTTATAATTCAATTCATTTTTATAAATGATTTAAATTTAATATTCAGGATTGTGTTTTTTAAATAAACAACCTTGAGGAATTAATCCTTTTACATCTAATGTTACTATTCCAGGATTTTGATTATTACAATCAGACATCCAAATTTTTATAATACAAAAACTTTTTTTAGGAGAAATTGTTATCCCAGTAACACAATTTACAAAACTAGAATTTTTACTAATTGTTCCACCAACAACAACATAAGTTAATTCCTTCCATACCTTATATACGTTTTTATTGGAAACTTTGTATGAAAAACTTCCACCATTTCTATTATTTGGATCTTCCCATATTGGTTTTATACCTTCTTTCATTATAAACAACATACAATTTTCCACTAAAATAGATGGCAAAGTTTCCGTAACACCAATAGTTTCTTCAACACTAGTAAATGTTGAAATAGGTATGTAACTTTTTAATGTCCAATCTGTATTGTGTGGTAGATGTGCCCAAAGAGTCCAATTGCTAGATAATGGATGAAATGTTTCCTTACTGGAACTTATATTAGCTGTGTCCATTGTATTTTGCTGGGATAACATTTGTATTTAAATAAATCATTTTTTTTTTAAATAGTTTTAATTATATTATATATTTTATAACTTACTTGATATTTCATAGTTATCTTTATCTATACGAATACATAGTTTTGAATCCTTAGTAAATTCTATTTTTTTTATGTCTACATTATGATCAATCAATCTTAATGTAATTTCATCTGTATCATCAAAATTAATATCTATATTTTCTGTATTGTCTAATTCGTTTTTATTATTATAAAAATAACGTAAATAATATATAAAAAATTGTTTATCAAAAATATTATCTTTAATATAGAAATTATATTTATCATTTGATAAATCAATAAGATATATTTTATCGTTTACACAAAATTCTACAACCATAAATTTCATATTAGATTTTTCATATTTATATATATCTTCATTTGTTAATTCATCTTTACTTTTATAAGAAATATATTTTATATTTGTTGGTATTGTTTTGTTATCTCTATAAACAATAAAATCGTAATCAGGTACTTCAAAATTTATTTCTTTTAAAATGCTTTTTGTAGAAAAATAAACTAATTTATTGTCTTTAATAAATTCAATAGTTGATATATTATTTTCACTATTTTCTAGTAGTTTTATTAAATAATTTTTTAAGAATAAAGGACAATTTTTTTCTACGTATGATAAACATTTTTTACATTTAATTTGACAATAACTATATACATATATTGTATTATAAGCAAAAGAAATTATTATTTCATTATGTATTTTTGGATAAAATCTTGATAAATAATCATTTAAAAAAAATAAAATAACTGCTTTTTCAAAAAAATAAAATAGTAAACCTAGTAAACTAAATATCATGATAAATAAATAATATAAATACCCTTTATATTATTTTTGTTAATAAAATTTATGCTTTATTTAACTTTTATATTCCGGACCACTAGACCAATATGGTACAACAGGATAAGTTTTTATTACTTGTTGTACTACATAATCATTTAATTTAGGGTTTGGAACAATAATATTTGGTGATTCATAATAAACTGGATATAAAGATGGATTATATTCTGGATCATAAATAATGATATTTCCATATTCATCAGTTGTTATTCCTTCTGGATATGTAGCATTACTATTTGTTGATGTTGACGAATTTTGACTTTTACATGTATAATCTAATGTTCCAGATGCCGCATCTAATCCAAAAAAATACAATAACATTGTAACTATCAATGTCATTAAAATAAACGGAATAAAAACAATAACCCATGACACAAATGTTAAACCTCTCTCACACAAAATATTCAATAATAATGTAACCATAGATGCAACAATAATTTTCATAAAAGCTGTATTATACATGCCTTTATATAAATCAATAAGTATTTGAGTAATTGAAAATATTAAATAAATAATAGATGGAGTACACAATTGAAACATTTTATATTATATTTATAGATTTTATTATTTTTTATTATTTTTTTATCCTGCGTAAAAGAAGGGTTCACCATCTTTTATGTATCCTACTTTATCTCCTACATCACCCCCATCTAATACAGCATATATAAAACCATTATCCTCATTATTTGTATAATATGTTACATCATCTATTTCAATTTCAGAAACTTCTTCTGTTTCCTCTTCTTCCTCTTCCTCTTCACTATCAGAACTAGCTTCAGTCTCTATTTCTTCTTCTTGAATTTTTTTATCAACTTCTTCCACTTCCTCTTCTACTTCTTCCTCTTCCACTTCCACTTCTTCTTGTTCCACTTCCACTTCTTCTTGTTCCTCTTCTTGTTCCTCTTCCTCTTCCTCTTCTTCTTGTTGTTCCTCTTCCTCTTCCTCTTCCTCTTCCTCTTCTTCTACTTGTTCCTCTTCTTCTTCTACTTGTTCCTCTTCTTCTTCTACTTGTTCCTCTTGCTCTTGCTCTTCCTCTACTTCTTCTTCTTCTTGTACCTCATATTTCTTTTCTACTTCTTTGATTTCCATTTTTATATTTTCATTTTCACATGTTGCAATAATAGAAGATTTAATTTGTGTATTTTCTTCTTTTTTCTCTGATTGATTTTTTTGTGAAAATGCAATTAAAATACCTGCAAATTTATCTAATTTTTCTTCTAATTTATCTATTCTATTAGTTATTTGATCTATATTTTTAAATTCTAATGTATTATTTAAATATAATTCTTTTTGTGTTTCTGGTTTGTAGATATTTAATTCATTTATAACTGATGGAAGACACATTATTTGTTTATGTGTTTTTTCCAATAATTCATGCCTATTTATAAAATCTTTTAGAATTTTAGACAATCCATTTTTTATAGTATCATTTAATTCATTTAACAAATCATTAGTATCAAAATCATAATTTTTTACGGACATACTTCAATAATTTATATATAATGATTCGTTTAATATGATTTAAAAAATAATTTATCTAATTCATATATGAATACTGATATTTCATTAGTAGAAACTGATTTAATAGAAGAAAAAATACAAAAAGTAATGAGACAAACTGATTATAATGAAGAAATAGCTAGAGAAAAATTGACGCAACATAATTTTGATGAAATAGCTACAATAAAGTCATATTTAGGTATAACTCAAAAAAAGACACCAATGAAATCACTAAATCAGGAAATTTATAGACAATTACGAAATAAGTTAGATAATAATATGAGTGATTACAGAATGCGTGTAGAAAAGGGAGAAGCCAAAAAACTTTAATAAAATTATTTTTTAAGTTTTTTAGATTTTTTTAAAATTTTTTCATGAGAAACATTTGTGGTTTGTTGCTGCATAATTAATAACATATTATTTATATTTGAAATATGATCTACCAAATAAATAATAAAAAAAACAAGTAAGAGTAGAAAAATTTGAATTATATTATTTTTAATAAAATATATAATCGAGTTAATATTTTTGAACGAAAAATCTTCTTCATAATTGTCATAATTTAATGTTTCTTTCATAATATAATAAAATAAAATAATATACTAAAATATTATATTTGTATATTATTTTATACAGGTTGTTCTAAACCAAAACGTTCGCTTAAAATATTATTTTTTGTTTGTTTTTTTTGTAACTTCTTTTTAATTTGATACGTGTTGGAAGGAATTATTTTGTTATTAATGATAAAATCATCATTATCTTCATGTAATTCAGGAAGAATTCTAGTTAATGGTTTATCTACAACTAAAAACAATCGTTCATTTCTTAAAAGAGATCTATATTCTTGAATACTTAAATTACCATAGTATTTGTCTAACATATAATAAGGATTTGGTGCAGGTTTGATATTTTTTTTGTAATCATATATTTTTGTATAAATATGGTTCATCAAATGATATCTTTCAAATTTACTAGAACTATCAATATGTTCTTCCATTAGATATGCCGTAGCGCATTCTGGACTACAAAAACATCCATAAACATGATAAGATTCATTAATATTATATTTTGGAATATAAACAGGAGGATTATCAAAATCATATGTGCACCAAAAACAAGCAGATTTTTTGTCACATATGTTATTTGTATGTAAATTATGTTCCAAAATTTTTAATTTTTTCCAAATATCTCGTATGTCATTTTCTTTGTTTTGTTTTATCTCATTTTCATAATTTACTTCATTTTCATTACATTTTTCATTTATCATAATAAATTGTTCAACTTTATTATTAAAAGACTTATTTTCATTAATTATGTCATAAGATAAAATATTTGTGTTAGAAAAATTATAACTCTGAATATCATTTTCACTTGATGAATTTGAATATAAATCTTTTAACGAACATTTTAGATGTAATATTACATTTGGTTTAACTTCTTTATTACTATCATTTGAAATTATTTGTTTAATAATTTTACCACCTTTTGGTTTACGTCCACGTTTCTTTGGAACATTTTTTTGATCTTCTAATAAAATATTATTATTTATAATTTCATTGTTTTCTGTTTCTGAAGCATTATCATTTTCTAATAAATTGTCAAGTTCGTTAGTATTTTCTTCTTTATCTGAGTCTTCAATAATGACATGTATATTGTTAATAACATTTATTTTATTATTTGCTGATGTGTTTTCATCTGATATATTTTCTTGTATTTTTGTTTGAAATGACTCTTGTAATAGTTTTGATTCTAATTCTTTTTTGGGTTTACGTCCTCTCTTTTTTAAAATAATATTACTCTCATTAGTTTTTGCCTGTTTATTGTTATTCATGATTACAAGTTTATATAACTAATATATTTTTTGATTTAAATCATTTTAAAATATATTTTTATTCAGATTCGATAAAATTATTATCTTTATAACATTTTCTACATACAGGAATGTAATTATCTGTACCTATTATAGTTTGTTCCTTTTCATTTGATAAACGCATTGAAAATATAGCAGGTGTACCATCTTTACATAAAGAACATAATGAAGTTAATTTATTTACTTTGTCACAAACCGGAATTAGATCAAGTATAGATCCAAATTTTTTTCTCTCAAAATCGCCATCTAATCCACAAATATATATTTTCTTGTTGTGATTCAACATATCGAGAACAATTTCATATAAATCAGTAAAAAATTGTCCTTCATTTATTAATATAACTTCGGCTCTTCTAAGCAAATTGTGTGCATAAATATCAGATTCCTTACCAGACTCAATCCATCCATTACGTGTCCAAATATCTGATAGTTTATTTGCTTGCAAACAAGGTGCCATTATTTTGTCATGGCTTGATAACATTGTGTCATGATATCTAGTGTCAATAGTATGATTAACTATAGAAACAGGTATATTACAAAATTGACATTTTTTATAAATTTCCAAAAGAGTAGTTGTTTTTGAACTAAACATAGGGCCAATAATTAATTCTAGATACCCGCAATTATTTTTTATTGTAGTCATTATACTTGTTTTAATATTTTGTATTATCTTTAATATTTTCATTTCAAATATATATTGAAAAAATTTGATTGAAATATTATGGTTTAAAAAAAGTATAATATATAATAAAATGAATAGTGGAGTACCATTTTGCGAAAAATTTAGACCAAAAAAATTTGAAGACATAGTACTAGACAATTTAAATAAACAGATACTTAAAAATATTATTGATACATCTTACTTTCCTAATTTGCTATTTTATGGACCACCTGGTACAGGTAAAACAACAACAATTGTTAACTTGATTAATTCATATCAAGAAAAGTTGAATAACAAAAACAAGGATTTAATTATTCATTTAAACGCATCAGACGAGAGAGGTATAGATATTATAAGAAATCAAATTAACTATTTTGTAAATTCAAAACCATTATTTAATACAGGAATGAAATTTGTCATTTTAGATGAGGTTGATTATATGACCAAAAATGCACAACAAGCATTAAGATATTTATTACAAAATTATTCGAGTAATGTTCGTTTTTGTTTGATTTGTAATTATATAAGTAAAATTGATGAAGGTTTACAAAATGAATTTATACGTTTACGATTTAATCAATTACCGAAAGAAGATATAATTCAATTTTTAACAAAAATTTCTGTTAATGAAAATTTAAATATGTCGCAAAAAATGTTGTCTTCTATTCAAAAATTATATAAATCAGATATTCGTAGTATGATTAATTTTATGCAATCAAATCAAGATTTAGTAAATTTAAACATGGAAGATATAAAAATTATTGATAACGATGTTTGGAATGAATTATTAACCATGTTACTAAAGAGAGAAAATATAGAAAAAATAAACACTTTTATTCAAACTATAAGTATAAATTATAATATTGAAAAAAAAAATATAATCAAGGAGTTTCTCAATTATATTATTCACAATCACGATAAATATTTGAACAAATATTTTCTTAATTTTGTAGAAAATTTATTACATTCACAAATACAAAATAATAATGTTTATATTAATTATTCATTATCAAGACTATCATCCATATTATCTACATAAAAATTGGTATGCATTTTAATTCTTTTTTTTAATTTTTTCATAAATTCATTTGGTGGAGAACTTTTAGATGGATCAAATAAGTTTTGTTTAATACTATACTCAGATTTTGGTGAAGATGTAGATAAGTTGTTTTTAATTGGTATCATTTTACTTTTTTCACGGATGACAATTGGATTATACATTAACATTCTTTATATTATAAAATAAAAAAAATAATTGAAATAATTTTAATTTAAAGAATTTAAAGACATAATTTGATTTATTGTAATATGACACTTTCAATGGATATAGATAATGAATGGGAGAACTTTATATCAACCAGTTATAAAAATGAAATAACATCTGATGATGATGATGATGATATAAATGAAGTTTTATCTTCTTCATGTGAAGAAATAGTTTTTGCTGATTTATCAATGGAATTAAATTGTGAATCTCCTAAAGCAAGTGATATTTATATTTCTACAAAAACAAAAATAGCTTATCTAAACACTTACATTGATTTAAAAGAATTATTTTGGAAAATACCTATTATTCCTTATGCAAAACAATGTAATGGAGTTATTAAAAAACAAATGAAATTTAATTCACTTTTAATCGAAGAATTAGATTTTATAAAAGAAAAATTACAATTCGAACCTTATTATGAAGAACATATTATTACACATATTGATAATCCTTCTGGAAGAATAAAATTTAAAGATACACGTAAAATAAGTATTGGTATTTCAAAAAAAGATATTCTAAGTTATAGATGTAAAAAGAAGAGTGCATTTTATAATTGTTTTGTTTTAATACTTCGTATGAAAATTGATAATATGTTTAAAGAGTTTCATGTAAAAGTTTTTAATACTGGAAAATTAGAAATACCTGGTATACAATCAGAACAAGTATTTGGCTTAGTAATGCAGCAAATATTAGATACTTTACAGCCATATATAGAAAATCATCTTGCATATAAAGATAATAGTAATGAAACTGTTCTAATTAATTCTAATTTCAATTGTGGATTTTATATAAATAGAGAAATACTCTATGATATATTGAAATCAAAATATAATATTCAAGCAATTTATGATCCATGTTCTTATCCTGGTATTCAATGTAAATTTTATTATAATCCAGAAATTGGAATACAAAATGGTTGTCAAATTAGTGAAGAAAATAAAAATATTTACAAAAATGTAAAAGAAGTTTCATTTATGATTTTTAGAACAGGAAGTGTTTTAATTGTAGGTAGATGTGATGAAGAAGTATTAATGATTATTTATAATTTCCTCAAAGTTATTCTTGTAAATGAATATAAAAATATTTGCCAAAAACATGTTAAATTAATAGATGACAATAAAGATAAGAAGAAGAAAATTCGTAGGAAAAATATATTAATTGAAGTTCAAAATGAATTATGAATTATAAATTATAAACTTATAAATTAAAAAAAAAACATCTACAAGTTTCATTATTTTTTTTATTCCATTCATCTTTGATTATTTTTTTAAATTTTATAAAATCCATATCAGAATTGGGTTCAAATTTGTGTTTCTTATTTTCTGTGTCTAAATAATCAAAATAATCATAATGTAAATAATCTTCTTCTTCATACATATAACATTGTATTGTTATACATGTTTTTTTACTTGTTTCTAAATTTTTAAGTTGATGAACTTGATTTAATGTTGGACTAATCCATGTAATATCATCTTTTTTCAAATTAACGTTTACAAATGGTTCAATTTTGTTAGAAGATAAAAATGGAAATAAACTTACATTTATAGATCCATTTAATACACGAATGATTGCAGTAGAATCACCATGATTATGTATTGGGGAATAATGACCAATAGGCCATATTTCCATAACATATGGTATACCTGGTGATTCACCATTATTTTCACCTAATGTAATTCGTAAATATGTTTCTTTATAATTTGGATTATTTTTATCAAATTCTGTTGCTTTACTTTTTAGACACTCATAACACCACATACCAGGAGTATTTATACTATATTCTATTGCATCTGAAAAATCAGGAAAATCTGTTGTATTCAATATAAAATTTTTTCCAGAAATACAATCATATAATTTTTGCGAAACTATAGAAAGGTTTGCTTTGGGCATATATGTAGATAAAGCAATATTATCCATATCTAATTCGTCTGCATTTTTTACGAGAAGAGGTAATTCTTTTGTTACAGGATCTCTCAATAAATATCTAATTTGAAGTTTATATGTATTTACATTTTTTAAACTTTCTAAAAATAATTTTGCTTTCTCTCTATTATGTTCAGAAAATTGATATTGATAAATTATATTTTCTAAACGAACTTCTCCAATACCAGCATATAGTCTTTGATTTTGTGAATCAATACTGAACCAATAATATATACCTGAAACATTTTTCATAACTCCTGATTTATTATTTTTATCAATTAAAGGCTCATTATTTACTTCCATATTCACAAGTACTGATCTTTCAGTGAAAGTTACTCTTAGTAGTGATTGATTATGACTATTACAAAAAGTTAATACACAATAATCATTTGTATCAAATACAATAACTCCTTGTCCATGTACTATAAGGTTTACTTCGTATGTATTTTTATTAACTATTAATTTTTTTGGATTTTTTCTTTTTTTGTCAATATTTGTCATTATATATTTATATAATATAAAATAACATATAATTTATTATGATATCAACCAATTTACAAATTTTTCATTAGATTCTAGTATTTTTTCATCAAATATTTCTAAATTTAATTTTTCTTTTGTGTTATCTAATACATTTGGATTTTTTAAAAATAATTTTATAATTAAACTATTTATTTCAAAAAAACGTTCAATATTTTCTATTTTATAAAATAGTTTTTCTGTTATTTTTTCTAAAATACTTATTTTATATTTGTTTGTTAATTGATTTATTTTTTTCGTCAAGTCAATTATATAATCAATTTTACTAATATCAATCGTATCTACTTGAACTATTTTTAATAAATAAGTTTGAAATACTTTTATATAAATTAAAATAATGTCTATTTTATCCTCGAATTCTTTTGTATTATTTTCATATTTTCTTTTTAATTCATCATTCATTTCAAATATAGTTTTTTTATAAACATAATTTGTTGCATCTCTTGTTGTTAAATTAAGAAATTTCTTGTCTTCTTCGGTTATTTGTCCAACAAATTCAATATAAAAATAAAAAGATTTTTGACAATGATAATAAGTTAAATCTAAATTTTTTGTAAAATATAATATATAATTAAAAACATGTGTTATTGTGTCTAAACCACGAATAATAATAAATTTATAAAAACTATTATTCTTAATTTTTATATTTTCGTGAATAAATTTGCTATATTCGATTATTAATTGCGCATATTTATTTATTATTTCAGACAAATCATATTCTAAATCTTTTTTATAATTTTCTTGATTTGTTAATGAGAAACTATCATTTTTTAGTATGGTTGTTTTCATTATATTACTTTCTTTTATTTTTTTAATATAAAATACTTTTAATATATAAGTATTTAAAGATTTATATTTTTTTATTATATAAAATGTCAACAGAACAAAAACCTGTACAAAAAAACGATCCTGTACTAAACTACAGACTTCCTTCTGATGTTACATTAAAACATGCTGCTAAACTTGCTATTGTTGAGGATAAACCTATATTATTAGATTATTGGGCACCTTCTTTAGATAAAAAAGCTTTGGTTGGCGCTAGAGATAATGGTGAAAAATTACTTGTAAAATCTGAAGACGAATACACTAGTACTATTGCTAAATTTTATAAATCTGGTAATGAATATATTGTTATCACTGAAAATTCTATTTATATTGTTTCAAATGAAATTCCTACTAGACGTATATCTTAATTCAACTTTAGAAAAGGTCAAGCAAAATGTTTGCAAAAAGTTAGATAAATTTGATTTTTTAATAATTACGAATTTTTAATATTTTTTTATAGTGGATATAATATAACAATATGCCGACTAGGTTTGGAACTGGAAGTAATTCTAATGGACAATTTTGGTATGGGAGTAGTATAAACTTTCCTGGGTTTTTATATAAAAAAAACAATGGAGTTGGTGCAAGACGAAGTACAAAATTTACAGCGGGTGCTAATATTACTACTAATTGTTCTTGTGGACAACCAAATTATTTGTATAATAAATATAAACCTGGAACAGGAGGTGTAGGAGCATCATCTACCGCAAATCGTCGTGCAAAAAATAGACTTGCATCAGTTTGTAAAGCTAATGAAAGTCAATGTGGTCCATTTTATCAATATTTAGGAAGATATAATAATTATACTGAAAATCCAAATGGGTTCTTTATACCAAACCCTACAAATCCTAATATGATTTACATAAGTCCTGCAACTAACTATCCTCGTTAATTAAATTTATTTTTATAATAAGCTTAAACATATTGTTTATTATAAATAATAGAATGTCTAGATATTTTAATCATATATTTATTTATATATTTCAAAATAAAATTCCTATTAAATTTCAAACTTGTCTTATCGGATCAGCAATAAGTAGTCATGCTATATATTCTTATGGTACTTATAATGTAGATACTATACAAATTGATAAAAAGTATACATACACTAAAAATGCAAACACTGAATTTATGATAATAGATATAAAAGGAAGACATTATAGTGTAAATAATAATTTTTGGTATTGGAAATGGAATTCTATTGAAGATTGGCATAAATATAAAGAAAAAGATTCTGTTGAAATTAAATATTACGGATACAGAATACCATTGTTAGGATTTTTTCCTAATATTATTCATATTAATAATATTAAAGATAGAGATGATAATAATAAAGATTATTTTTATAATTACAAATATATGTCTATATTCAAACCTTTAAGAAATATTTAACGTGGTGGATTATAAGGCCTATAATAATGATTATCATATTTTACATTTGCATCATAAAATTGAACTCCTGGTGGTGCATTATATGAATAATTATAATTAGTATTTGGTGTAAAACCAGCAGGAACTGGGGTTTGTGCTGAGTTAATATTTAAAAATACCATATTTGCATAACTTTTTTTTATTTGGTTTGGATTTTGGTTACATCTAACTAAATAGTTGTGCCAATAATAATGTGTCTTACCAATACTAGGAGCGGTACCACTTTTCATTGGACCTGAAAAAGTATGATTATCAATATTATTAATGTAAGATTGAATATTTCTTACTTTTTTTGAACGACCTGCCATATACTTAAATATAATATTATATTTTTAAAAAAATAATTTATATTCATAAATTACATATTATTACCTGGAAATACATTTTTAATGGGATTTTTGTCCCATTTTAAATCTTCAAGGGTATAAACTATAATTTAAAAATTTATATAATTAAATAGACAAACTATTAAATTATATATTATAGCTCCCTACGAGAATTGAACTCGTGATCTTCAGTTTACAAGACTGACGCCTTACCACTTGGCCAA